GGTGAGTGCCGTCAGCCCCTCGCCGTCGGTGCGATCGACGCCGGTCAGCTCCGACGGCGTCGCGACGATCTCGCCGCCCTTCCCGGGCTTCACGAGCGCGCGGCGCGCGGTGGCGGCCGCCGGCTCGTCGCCGAGCATCCCGCCCTCCTGCGCGCGGAGCTCGAGGAGCCGCCGCAGGCCGTCGCGCATCTTCTTGGGCGACTCCCGCGTGGCGTAGAGGAAGTCGAGGAGCGTGCGGCCGGCCTCGGAGATCGGCGCCGGCGTGATGAGCGACGGCTGGTCGAACGCGTCCTCCGGGCTGATCTCGCCCCCGCGCAGCGTCTCGCGGTAGTGCGCGACGGCGTCGATGAAGGCGTCGTACACCGGCGCGTTGTGCGGATCCCGGCGAAGCTGGGCGAGCTGGACAGCCGACTCGGAGAGCGTTCGGCGCAGGTGCGGCGGGATCTCGCGCGCGGCGTCGGGCCCGATGCTCTTCGTCAGCAGGACGTTGCGCGCGAGCTCCTTGCCGGCGTCGGTGAGCTCCCCGCTGTCCTTGAAGAACTCGGCGCGCTCGGTGGTCGGGAGCGCCTCCTCGAGCGCCTTGCGGAACGCGCGGCCGCGGGACACGTCGATCACGGCCTCGCTGAAGGTCACGTCGCGATCGTTCGTCAGCGCGTTCATCACGTCGTCAGGCACGAGGTCGGAGACGCGGGCCGCGCGGTCGAGCGGGCCGAGCGACTGCGTCGCGGTCACGTTCCCGCGCCGGCCGAACTCCGCCGCCGCCTTCGACGTCGGGTCCATGTCCACGATGCGGACGAGCACCGGGTCCTTCGCGCCCTTGAGCGCCTCGGCCGAGATCCCGAAGTGCTGCGCGCGCGCGGCGAGCGCCTCGCGGTAGCGCGCGAGGACCTCGGGCGAGGCCGACTGAAGCGCCATCGACCGCCCGTTGCCGTTCACCACGACGCCGCCGGCGCGCGTGATCGTCGGCGGGCCCTCGGTCGCCCGCGGGCTCGTGTTGAGGAGCTCCTCGGGATTGAGGTTGCGCGCGATGTCCTCGACCTTCCCCTGCTCGAGCGCGTCGGTGTCGTACCGCCGCTCTTGCAGCCGGTTCGCGGTCGGGTACCGATCGTTGGGCAGGAAGCCCTTCGTCGCGTCGTGCGACGGGAGGAGCTCGGATCGATCGACGATCGCGTAGCGCGCCTTCACGGGCTCGGCGCCGGGGACCGGGATGGAGACCTCATTGCCCTCCGCGTGGGGCTTCAGCGGCTCGTGCTTGGCGTCAGGTTCAGGAACGGCGGGCCCCTTCGGAGTCGTCGGAGCCACTCCGCCAGGCGGCGCTCCTCCCTTCGGCGCTTCTTCCGTCCGTGCCCCCGCGGGCTTCTCGGGTGCACGCTCTCCTCCACCGGACGCTCCCTTCTTGTTCCGCTGCTTCGACGCCGCGAGCGCCTCGGAGGCCGACGTGTAGTCCTTGCCGCGCCCGAAGTGAAACGCGACGGCGTGCTGCTCTACCTTGGCGCCGCGCGTCATCGTCCCGGAGACGGGCGTGCCCTTGCCGACGAGCGCCTCGACGCGATCGAGGACCTCCTTCGGAGCGATGATCGCGAACTCGTCGCCGCCGATGCGGAAGGCACCGCGGCGGCCCGCGGGGTTGCCCATGCCGGCCGACGACGCCTCGACGATCGCGGCGGCCTGGCGGATGAGCTTGTCGCCCGCCTCCTGCCCCAGCGCGTCGTTCACGCCCTTCAGCCCGCGCACGTCGAGGAGCGCGACCTCGGCCCCCTTGGGGACCTCGCGTGCGATCGCGGTGTCGAAGGCCGCGCGGTTCGAGAGGCCCGTCAGCGCGTCCGTGTTTGCCTTCCGCCGCTCCTCCTTCGCCTTCTCGAGGAGCCGGCGCGAGCGCTTCTTCTGGATCTCGGCCGGGGTCGGCGGAGCGATTTGCTCCGGGCCCTTCCCCAAACCCGGCGCGGGAGGCTTCGCGCCCTCCGGCGCGGGAGGGGCGACGGGCGCAGGCTCGGTGCCCGCCTGCGGTTCCACCGGAACGACGGGGGGCGCGACAGGCTCGACCGGCTGGTTTAGGCCGGGCCCGTTTCCTAAACCCGCCTGCTTCTCCCGCTCCGCCTGCGCGGCCTCCTCGGCGCTGCCGGGGCCGCCCTCGGACGCCGGCGGCACGTTGGGGGCCTCGCCGGATCCGGCCGGTTCCTTGATCGAGCCGTCGGCGACGCCCTGCGTGCGAACCCAATCGCCGACGCGCCGACGGAAGTCCGCGAGGTCCGCCGGCACGTCGCCGCGCAGCTTCGCGACCGATTCCTTCAACCGCTGCGACTCGGCGAGAAACTTCAGCAGCGGCTCGGCGGCCTCGGGATTGTCGGCCATCTTCCCGATCTGCTCGACGAGATCCCCATGGATCGACCGCCACTCGTCCGTGGTCAGGTTCCGCAGTTTCGCCTCGGCCGCGTCGCCGCCGGGCCGCGACAGCGGGTGCCCGCCGAGCGTCCCGACGAGCGCGCCGACGGCCGCGCCCTTCAGGCCCTCCTCGGCCGCGTGGCGCAGCGTCTCGGCGTAGATGTTCGCGCCGGCGACCTTCCACGCGTCCGAGCCCCACCGGCTCGGGTTGAAGAAGACCTGCGCGTCGGGGGAGAGCTGGGTCGGATCGTGGGGGTCCACGAGGTTCGGCACGTACGAGAACGGCGCGAACTCGACCGCGCCGCCGAGCGCCTTCGCAGCGATCGCCGCGGGGATGTCGCGCGCCGGCATCTCGGCGATCGTCTTGCCGAACGCCGAGGCGAGTCGGGGCGACGGCATCAATCCCTTCATCACGCCGCGCTCGACGGCAGCCCCGAGGAACCGGAAGGGGACCGACGCGAGCCCGACGAGGGTGTCCTGCGCTGCGCCGGCCGGAATCGACCGCAGCGTCGTCATGGCGTCGCCGGTGTCCCCGAACGCCGCCTCCTGCCCCGAGCGCGCGCCTCGCAGCGCCGCTCCGGCGATCGGGAACGAGAGGATCTTCGACGTCATCGCGCGTCCGAGGAGGTTCACGATCGGCCGTGACTTGGCGGTGACCTGCAACGCCTTCCCCGCCTTGCCGACCGCGCCGGCAGGCACGAGGAAGCCGAGTGCCTCTCCCGCCTTCTCCGCGACGAAGCCCGCCGCCCCGGTGTCCTCGCGGAGCGCGCCGCGGCCGGCCTCCATCACGTCGGCACCCTTTCGGCCACCGAGCTGCTCGGCCTGAAGCCCGAAGAGGTCCGTGCCGGGGCCCTGAAGCGACGACTCGAGCCGGCGCGACAGGCCCGCGCTGGCCGTGTCGGCGAACGCCTCGGCGCCGAGGATCGTGGACTCGGCCGCCTTCAGCGCCGGGCCCGGGGTCGCGGCCGCGGTCGCCGACGCTGCGGTCGCCTCGGTCTGGGGGAGGACGCGCGCCTGCTCGCGGGCCCGTACGCCCCGCAGGGAGGCCGCCTCGCGCTCGTCGGGCGCCGCGGCGGCTGCACGCTCGACGACCTGCCCGAACGACTCTCCGGCCGCCTGCTGGCCGGTCAGGAGGTCGCGCAGGTGCCGCGCGCGCTGCGTGTCCCCGCCGTCCTCGAGGCGGCGCGCCGTGGAGTCGAGGAACTGCCCGTACGTGGTCGCCGGGAGGCCCGCCGCGCGGCGCCGCTCCTGCTCGCGGCTGAAGGCGGTGAGGACGAGCGAATCGTCCTGCGTGTCGGGGGGCACGGCCTACCTCGGCACGCCCGGGGGCGTCTCGAGCTCCTTCGTCCACGAGTCGTCGGCGACGCCAGGCTCCGCCATCGCCGCGCCCGCGTCGCGCACCGCGGGGTCCGGCGCCATGGGGCCCCACGAGCCGTCGGGCTGGCGCGCGTACTCCCCCTTGGGCATCCCCTCGGGGAAGGGCTTGTCCGTCGGGTACTTCGCCGCGGCGGCGCTGCGCTGCTGAAGGAGCTCGGCCTCCGACGGGCGCGCCGTCCCAGGGACGCGGCCGCCGTCACGGACGACGGGGGCCGGCTGCGCGGCCCCGTCGCCGCCGAGCTTCGCATACGCCTCGTCGATGCCGCCGGGCCCGGTCGTCGGCAGCGCGAGGCCGCCCTTCTCGACGGGACTCGCGAGCTGCTGCTTCGCCCAGCGAATCAGGTCGCCGACCTGCCGCACGAGCTCCGGGTCCGTCCGGCCGTAGGGGTCCTTGGCGTACGCCGTCGCGTACATCTTCCGCAGGAGGTCGGCCCCCTCGACGCCGGTGCGGACGCGCTTGAACTGCTCGTCGAAGAGCTCGGCGGCCGCGCGCAGCGCGTCGGACCGCTGCTGGTGGCGCGCGGTCGAGTCCGCGGCGCCCTTGCGGACATCGAGCGACGCGGCCGCGCGAGAGGACTTCCCCTCGTCGTTCATCCCCGCGATCTTCTCGCGCGACGCGCGATCGGCCTCGTCGTTCGCCGAACGGATGCGCGCAGCCTCGACGGTGGGGCTGCTGCCGCCTCCGCCCTGCCCGCGCGGGCCGCGCGTGATGCTGCCGCCGCTGCCGAGCCGGCGCTCTCGCGCCCGGTCGATCTGCGAGAGGACCGCATCGCTGAAGACCTTGCCGATTTCGTAGGGCATCAGTACGTGGGTCCGAGGTTGTAGCCCTGCCACGGGGTCGCGACCTTGACCTGCGGCTGCGCGCCGCCGGCGAGGAGCGGGCCGGTGAGGAGCGCGTCCCCGAGGATCGAGGTCTGCCCGAGCACGTTGTCCGCCGCGCCGCGGCCGATGCCCACCTTCTGCCCGACGTCGTTCAAGCCGAACTGCCCGACGGCGCCGAGAGCGCTCGCGAGCTCGCCGGGCCGGCGCGTCGCCTGCTCGATGTCGAGGCCGCGTTCGACGCCGCCCGCCTGGTTCGCGGCATTCTGCTGGATGCGGTAGGCCGCGTCCTCGGCGCCGCCGCCGCGGGAGGTCCCAGAGGCCGCCGCGCGGTCCGCGGCCTGCGTCTGAAGGAGGCCTGCGCGCTGCCCGATCTGGTCGATCGACCGGCCGGCGATCCGGCTCTTCGTGACGTCGTCGAGGCTGAAGGGGTTCGCCGCGAGCTGGCCGGCGAGACCGCGCGCGCCCTGAAGGGACGGGTCCGAGCCCTGCGCGTCGTAGAGGCCGCCGTAGATCCCGAGCGACGCCTGCTGGTTCGCGTACTGCTTCTTCGCGAGCGCCATCGCGACGTCCTGCGCGCTGCTGTTCTTGTCGATGCCAGCGAACGGGTCGCCGGCGGACGGGAAGGTGCCCGAGCGGAACTGCGGCGAGCCGCCGACGGGCGTGCCGGGGAACTTGCTCGGGTCGAGGCCGAGCGGCTTCGTCGGGTCGAAGGGGTTCGTGAACTGCGTCGAGCCGCCGCCGGGCAGCGTGACCGTCGAGCCGCCGTTGACGTTCCCGCCGCTGCTGCCGAACCAGCCGCCGCCGGGCGCGACCGCGCGACCGCCCGAGCTGCTCGTGCCGCCTCCGGCGCCACCGCCGGCGCCGCCTGCGCCGCTGCTGACCGATGCGCTGCCGCCAGCGGGCGCGGCGGCCGACACGGTGGGCGCGGGCGCGCCGCCGGCCGCGGGCTGGCCGGGCGCTCCGTTGGGCCCTGAGATGTGGACGCTTCCGTCCTCGCTGATGGCGAAGCCGACGTTCTGGTCTCGGAGCACGCTCGCGATGTCGTCCTGCGAGAGGCCCGCCTGCTGGGCCATCGTCGAGACCATCCGGCCGTACGCCTCCATGCCCATGAACGTGCCGCCGATCGTCACGCCCCCGCGCTCGAACTTCGCGCCGGAGAGCTGGCTGGCGAACTGGCTGCGCTTCGCCTCGGCGCCGGTGGTGGAAGCGAGGTAGTCAGCGGCCGTGGGCATCAGCGACTCCGGGGCGAATCCTACCCCTTGCCGGTCGTCTGGGCAGCCTTCTTCTCCCGAAGGGCCTCGACGCGCCGGTCGGCGGCCTCGGCGTCGGCGTTCACGTACCGGGCGAGCGCGAGCCGAAGCTCAACCTGCTCGGACATGAGCCGGGCGACGATCTCTTGGGCCTGCGCCTGCTGGCGGTGGGTCTTCGCCTCGAGCTCGGCGACGCGCATCCGCAGCACGTCGTTGACCTCGCGGAGTCCGGTGATCTCGGACGCCACGGCCTGCGGCATCTTCGGTGCGATCGGAGCGTCGTTCACAGCGGGCCCTCCCAAGCGTGCTGATACGAGTTGTGGATCTCGGGCGTCGTGACGGTCGCGGTGCCGACGCAGCGGAAGCCTACGCCGGCCTGCAACGTCGTGGTCGTCACGGGCACGTTGGTCGTCGTGCTGTTCGTGAGCACGCCGTCGATCTCGAGATTCCACGTGGTCCCGTTGTCGGGTGTCCAGAGCAGGCAGTCGTGCCAGGCCGTGTCCTTGGCGATCCCGGTGCTCGCGCTCGTGACGGCGGTCGCGTTGCAGGTGAGAAGCTGAAGGTTCGTGTCCGTGCCGTCGGTCCACTTGATGCCGACGCGCGAGGGGCTCGTGGCCGTGTTGTCGCTGAAGATCGAAGCCCCGGAGAAGCCCCCGAAGAAGTGCATCCTGCCGGTGCCCGAGTCGATCGCGACGATCTTGAAGTCGAAAGCCATCGCCGGGCTGCGCTCGGCCTTCATGGTCGCGGACGTGATCGCGCGCCCGGTCTTGCCCGCGCTGACCGCCTGCGTGTATTTGTTGCAGTAGCGCGTGCCGGCGCCCGACTCCGCCGCGTCCGCCTCGGTGCCGCCCTGGTTCGTCGAGCCGAGGATCCCGCCGCCGGTCACGGCGCTGCCGCCGCCGAGCGAGAGCTGGTACACGAGGCAGCGGCGGACGAGGTAGCCGGGCCGCGCCCACAACGAGTCCGTCCCATCCGAACGGAGCACGCGGCCGACGGTGCCGAGCGCGAGCCGCGCCCACTTCGGCGTGCTGTTGCCGACGATCACGTCGCCGCGCACCACGGTCCCGGCCGCGGTGTCCGTGTGCGCGGACCCGTCCAGCAGCGCGTTCGTGCTCGCGGGGATCGTGGCCCACTTCACGCCGAGCGCCTGCGTGCTGTCCGCGGTGAGCACCTTGCCGTCGCTCCCCACCGCGATCGCTGCGTCCACGGTCGAGAAGCCCCAGATGTCTCCCTTCGTGGTGAGAGGCGACGTCAGCGCGCCGCCGCCGGCCGTGCCCCAGATCGGATCGAGGCCGGCGCCCTGCGACTCGAGGAACTTGCCGGCCGTGCCGGGCGTGAGCTCCGCCCAGCCCGAGGCGCCGCGGTAGAGCACCGAGCCGCGCGTCGAGCCGATGCCGTCGAGGAGCGCGGAGACCGAGGACCACTTCACGCCGAGCGTCTGCGCCGAGTCGGCCTGAAGCACCGTGGCGTCGCTGCCCACCGCGAGCTTGTCCCACTTCGGCGTCGCGTTCCCGACCACGAGCGCGCCCTTCGCGACGGAGGCGGCCACCGTGTCGGTGTGCACGCTCCCGTCGAGGAGCGCCGAGGTCTGCACCGGCGGCGTCTCCCACGTGATCGTGCCGGCGCCGCTGTTGTAGCGGGCGAACTGCCCGTCGTCGCCGCCGACGGGAACCGCGACGGCCTTGCCCTGGATCTTGCCGACGGTCGTCGAGCCGCTCGAGCCGATGGTACCGGTGACGTCGCCGACCAGCGCCTTCACGTCGGGGGCGAGCATCGCGAGGGTGATCGTGCCGAGGCCGATCAAGCCTCCGCTCTGCGCCGCGCGGTCGATCGCGTCGCGCAGGCGCCGGAAGTTTTCATTGATGATCCGCGCCTGCTCGGGGCTCGAGGCCTCGGGCACGGGCGTCGGGATAGGGACGCGAGAGGTCACGCCGCCTCTCCGTTCTTCACGTGGCCGTGCCACAGGCAGCCCTTCCCGTCGCCCATGTCGAGATTGACCGAAGCACCCTTGCCTTGCGCCCCCGAGAACGTCAGATCGTCGAGGCCGGCGCCGTTGGGGATCCAGCGTCCGGGCTTGGGGAACGCGTCGTCGGGCACCTTGCCGACGAACCAGCAGCAGACGGAGTGCGTGCCCACCGGCCCGCGGTTCGTCGCAAAGCACTTCGGGCAGAGGAACTGCACTCCGTCAGCCTCGGCGAGCGTCGCGACGTAGCGGTGGTGGACGCCGGCCTTCGCGTGGTACGTGCAGCCGGCGCAGGTGTCGTACGTCAGGAACTGTCCGTCGAGGTCGCGCAGCCTCACGCGTAGAGCCCCCCGTCGAGGTCGCCGAACTCGAACCGAGCCTTTCGAATGATCTTGTCGTTCGGGCTGTCGAGCGTCGTCTCCGCCATGCGCCAGCGCCCGTCGATCGCGCCGAGGAACCACCCGTCGCGAGCGGCCAGCAGCGCCGACGGCGTCCCGATCACGGTCAGCGTGGCCGTGCCGTTGTCGGCGACCAAGTGCTGATAGAGAAGCCCGGTCGAGCGATCGCGGAAGATGACCGCGAAGCCGCGCAGCGCGCTCGCCGTCCAGCCGGGCGCGCCGAAGACGGTGATTACCTGCCCGACGATCGTCGAGATCCCGAGGCTCGTGACCCCGTCGGTCCCCTCGTCCTCGGTGGTGTACGACTCGTTGCCCTGCGCGCCGTCGCCCTCGTAGCCCTCGGCGACCTTGAAGACGCCCAGGTGATCCATGACGCCGTACTGCAAGCCGTTTAGGTCGTCGTCGAACTGCCCGTGGAACGTCGCCTCGAGCTGCCGGGTCCACCACTCCGTCGGCTTGCTCGCGTGGCACACGAGCCACGTCTGGAAGCGGCTGTTGTCGGGCTGGAACTCCGTGCGCGCGAGCGGGACGCTGAAGCACACGAGCCCGCGCACGTGATTGTAGGAGCCGCAGACCCGCGCGGAGATCCCGTGATTGATCCACGGGAAGAGGTCCTCGATGTCCTCGGAGAGCTTCTCCGGGAGGCCGTTCGCGCCGAAGCGGTGGATCCCGCGGCGGTCCATCCAGAAGAATCCGCCGGCCTCGGCGTTCACGACCGCGTGCGGCCCGAGCGCGCCGCACCGCCGGCTGACGACGGTGTGCGTGACCGACATCTGCCCCGAGGCGTCCCGGATCCAGTCACTCTCGAAGAGCTCCACGGTGCTGTCGGTGAACGCGACGAGCCGGTGGCCGTACGAGGCGATCGCGCGCACGATGCCGTCGCAGGTGAGGTAGCCGCCCGCGTACCAGCGCTGCGGCGCGTTCGCCTCGCCGGGGTAGATCCGCTCGCCGTGCGTGTCGCCTCCGCCGTAGAACCCGCGCTCCATGTGCACGCAGCCGATCGAGAAGTTGTCGGGCGCGAGGCCGGTCAGGTAGCCGAGCAGCGTGTGCGTGCCGTCGTCCTCGATCGAGGTCACCTGCCCGACGGGCGTCACGCCGTCCGCGAGCCCGGTGTCGGTGTAGCTCGTCGCGGTCGCGATCTCTGCCACGAGGAAGAGGTCGGGGGCCGTGCCCCCGTTCGTCGTGCGGTAGATGCGCCGCTTGCTGAAACGCGTGTCGCTCGAGACCGTCCCGAGCGTCAGCGCGACCGCCTGCGCGACGGGGTTCACGATCGACGAGAGGAACGGCGCCGACTCGTCGCCGGTCAGCGGGTCGTACTCCGTGGCCGCGTAGTAGTAGGCCCCCGTCAGCGAGCCGCCGGCGGTCACCGCTGCCGTGCACGACGGGGGCGGGACGATCGTGCCGAACGACTGCACCGCGGTCACGTCGCCGTTCCAGCTCTTGCGCCGGTCCTTCGTGAGGATCGAGAGCCGGTTGCCCAGGAAGAGGAAGACGGGCTTCTGGTACACGTTCCACGGGCCCGCGTCGAGCAGCGCCGCGGACGCGCCGGTCTCCGCGTACAGCTTCGTGCCGGCCTTGTAGACCCCGTGCAGCGCGTCGTCGTAGGTGCGGAAGAACCGGAAGGCGTTCTCGCCGACGTCGCTCTCGGTCGAGACGATGCGGCGGACCTGGTACCCGCGGCGCCGGCGCGGGCCCTCGGGCGTCGGGTCCATGTCGCGCACGAACTCCGGCGTCCCCACCGGCAGGTTCCCCGCGCGGCGGACCATCCCGTGCCCGAGGCTCTTCAGCGGAGCGGTGTACCCCTTCTTGCTCGAGTAGGGGCCCGCGGTGTCGAAGATGAGCGCCGCCTCGCGAAGCTGCCACGGGCGGCCCGGGCGGAAGCCCTCGACGAGGAGCCGCGCGCGCTTGCACAGCGCGTCGATGTCCACGGCGGCCGCCGGCGTGCCCGTCGGCAGGAGTCGCGGCTTCGGGAACGTGCCGCCCTCGCGGACCATCGAGACGCGGACCTCGTGATCGGCGCGCCGGTAGGTCGGAGCGGTCCACGGAACCGAGATCCCGCCGACGACGATCCCCGTGGCGTCGCCGTCGCTCATGGGCGCGTCGAAGAGGAAGCACCAATCGACGTAGCCCCCGAACACGTAGGGGTTCGCGGTGTCGTAGTAGCCCGAGACCGCCACGCGGTACGTGAGGCTGCTGTCCGTGCCCGACCAATCGACTGTCTTGTCAGTCGGGAAGGCGAACGTGTACGTGGTCCCGGTGCTCTCCTCGTAGACGTACACCTTGGCCCGCCACTTGTTCGCCCCGTTGTTGAAGATCCGCACGAGGACGCGGTACCAGCGGTCTTTCACGAGGTAGTTGGTCGTCGCTCCGCCCGTGACCGTGAAGTTGGCGTCGCTGACCGGGAGCTGGTCGAACGCGGCGTGGGCGCACGTGAGCCGGAGCGTCCCCGTGGCCGGCGTCGTCGGGTCGTTCGGGAGCACCCCGATCCCCCAGAGCTTCGTGTTGTTCACCACGTCCACGAGCGAGAAGACGTCCTCGATCTCGTTGCCGCCCCCGCCCGTGTTCAGGCCCTTCCACTGGAACCGGCACCCGAAGGCGAAGTCGTCCGCCGCCAGGTTCAGCGGGATCGCCGGCCGGCAGGTGTGCGCGCTGCCGAGTATCCCGGTCGCGAGGAGCCGCCGCAGCGCGCTCGTGTAGCCGGTGCGCGCGACGAAGAGGTCGATCGCCTTCCCGCCGGCGCCGTCGCTGACCGAGGGGGCGCCGTCAGAGCCCGACGACTGAAAGACCGTGAGGTCCTGCGCGGAGCCGAGGCTGCCGGCGTTGCGCCGCACCGCGGTCGGCAGGCTCTCGTCCATGCCGAAGAAGAGGAGGAAGGCGGGGTCGCTCGGGGATACGGCCATCTGTCACTTCCCGTAGCGAGTCGTGCGACGCGAGCTCGGGTTCGGCTGCCGCCAGCGCACGCGGCGCGGCTGCTCGCGAGAGCCCGTCACCCAATCGTTGACGAGGCTCTCGCTCTTCGCGCGCTCGGTCTGCGCGACCGACATCGACGCGGTGTCGCCGCACGACCCGCACCACATCTCCTGCGCGCGCCGGACCACCCACGTCTGAAGCGCAGGCCAGATCGGCAGCGGGTCGGCGACGACGGTCAGCGCGCCGCCCAGCGCCACGTAATCGACCTCGAGGTCCTGCGCTGCGAAGGCGCCCTGCGGCGTCGGGAAGAGCCGCACGACGAGCCGCCAGTCCGCCGGCGACGTGCCCGCGTTCGAGAAGCCCGTCACGATGTAGTGCAGCGGCTTCCCCGACTCCTCGCCGAGGATCCCGCCGCCCTGGTCGGTGGGCCGGCGCATCCGCTCGAGGTCGTCGCGCGAGAGCGGCCGCAGGTCCACGCCGTTGTAGCGGACCGCGAGAGGCTGCCCCGCGTTCGCCGGCAGATCGACCGAGTGGTCGCCCGAGACCCACGTCGCCGCGAACGTGCGGAACGCGAAGACGTTGGGGAACGACGTGTGGAACTCGTCGAGCCCCATGCGCAGGTACCGCAGCGCGGCCGCCTGCTCGTCGGCGCTCGCGAGGCTGCGGCCCGTCGTCGCGTCGAGCGTCAGCCCGCGCGTCTTGAGGAGCTCCTCCTGCGCCGCCGTGACCGTGAAGCCGACGTAGGGAGCGTCCTGTCCAACAAGAGTCGGGTTCATCGCGCGCGGCCTCCTGAAACGAAACGGGCCCGGAGCGCATGGCCCCGGGCCCCCGCGGTGCCCTTCAACAAGTGTGGGTGCCCGTGGAGCGATCAGCCGCTCGTGTACGTGCCGGGGGCGACCTGGCGGCCGGGCGAGGCCGGGTCGTCGTCGTAGTCCATGAACACGGTCGCCGTGAAGCCGGTGATCGCGCCCGTCTCGGTCCACACGAACTTGATGAACCGAGGGATCACGATGGGGTTCGCGACCGTCGAGAGCGGGAGCTGGTAGCCGCCCGTCGCGATCATCTGTTCCGAGATGAGCCCCTGCACGGGCGCGTAGACGCCGTTCTGCAAGTGGGAGCCGACGACGGTCAGCTTGAAGTAGTTGGTGTCCGCCTGGCCGCTGGTGATCGCCGCCACGGCCACGCGGAAGGCGATGCCCCTGTCGCGGCCGCGCAGGTCGTAGATCACCGTTCCGGCCGTCGTCGCGGAGATCGTGGTGACCGTGTCGCCGACCATCGTCTTGCGAGCGACCCGAGCCGCCTCGCCCGTGATGATCGGGAGCCCGAACGTGAGGAACGCGAGCGCCAGAGCGAGGAGAAGAGCCGTCATGGAGACCTCCGGTCAGTAACGGTCGGGGATGCCCGGAGGCGCGTACGAGCCCCGGGCGGAGACCTGCGCGTAGTGCAGCGTGACGGTCACCGTGGCCGCTCCGCTGCCCGCGTTCGTGAACGTGACGCGCACGAAGCGCTTCGGGCACTCGAAGTCGTCCTCGGCGAAGTAGCGCGTCGTCGTGCTCGTGGTGATCGCGGAGCCCGTGAACCACGTGGTCCACGAGGTCCCGTCGTGCGAGTGCTCGAAGGTGGCCGTGATCGACGTGCCCGTGAGGCTCGCGGTGACGACCTCGATCGAGCCGATGAACGTCCCCTGCATGTCGCCGGCGTGCGCGACCAGCGGCGCGGCGCTGAAGGCCGCGGGGAACGGCCCGAGCGTCCCGGTCGCGACAGCCACGGCCGCCGCGAGCACCCGACGCTTGGGGCAGACCATCGCCCCAACCGACATCCCGGCGATCGACAGCAGCAGGGAGAGCGCGACGAGGAGAGCGATCATGGTCAGTCCGTCTTGACGAAGAAGTCCTTCTTGTACGTCCGGCGGCCCTTCAGCCAGGCGACCGCGTCGAGCCGCCAGGGCGTGCCCTTGGCGACCGCGTCGTCCGCGCGGGCCTCGTCGCCGTCGAACTTGCGGAGGAACCAATCCTTCGCCTTCAGAGCCCCCTCGTGGTCCGAGAACGTGACCCAGAGGGGCGCCTGCTCTTCCAGCGCGCCGGAGTGCGGATTGAAGATCCGGCGAGCCTTCTTGAGCGGGAACTGGAAACCGGCGTGCGGCGAGTGCAGGTGCAGAGGGTGCGGGCCCTCGTCCCACGAGCCGTCGGGGGGAGGAGGAGCGGGGTCCTTCGGGCCGAGAGCCTCCGCCAGCGCGTCGAGCGTGACCTGCCCCACGTGCTTCGTCCCGGCCAGCGCGTCGATCCCCTTGGCCCGCACGTCCCCCAGCGTCTTGTAGCCGAGGTCGGTCAGGGCCTTCAGGGCGCGCGGGCTCTCGACGAGCTCGGAGAGCGCGGTCGCGTCGCGTGCAGCGGTTGCGGTCGTCACGGAAGAGGCTCCATCCCCCCGAGGTCGTTCGTCGCCTAGGTCGTCCGGTTGGTGACGCCGCTGATGACCATGAAGGCGAGCTCCTGCGTGAACCGCAGGCCCGTCTCGGTCAGGTAGTAGTGCTCTTCGCCGTCCGTGCCAGGCGTCTGCACGTCGCGCATCACCGTGATCTTGCGCAGCGAGCACTTCTTCACGTGAAGCGGGTCGATCACGAAGATCATGCCCGCGTGGCCGTTGTCGAGGCCGTGGTGGGTGAGGAGCGCGGCCTCGCCGAACGACGTGACGAACTTCTGGATCGGGCGGCCGAGGAAGTTGTCCTTGGGCCCGACCTGAAGGTAGTTGAGGCCGAGCGCGTCGATCTGCTGGCGCGCGTCGCGGCCGCACAGCCAGATCTTCTTCGACCCGCCGAAGCGCGTCGCGACGTTCATCAGGTACCCGATGTCGCCGTAGCCGATGCCGCCCTCGAGGTCGATCCGGTTCGTGGTCACGAACTCGTTGATCCCGCCCGTGTAGCGCGTCACGGTGCCCGAGGAAACCTCCTCGCGCTTCTTGCCCCAGAGGAACGCCTGCTCCATGTCCTCGCGCATGGTCTCGAGCGCGAGCTTCTGCTCCTCCGCGATCGAGAGGCCGGTGCGGCGCTTCGTGGCCTTGTCCGTGCCCGACTGGCCCCAGCCGCGCTTGAAAATCTGCGTCCAGTTGGTGTTCGTGATCGGGTCGGTCGTCACGATGTTCGGCTTGGTCCCGTTCTCCGACTCCTTCGAGTAGAGGATCTTGAGCCACTCCTGGCTCGAGAACGCGACCGACGTCGAGCCCTGGATCGCGCGGGTGACCGTGAGCGTGTTGCCCGAGATCGCGGTGACGAGCACGCGCTCGTCGGTCGAGGTCACGAGCACGACGTCGTTCACGCGGAACGCGCGCCCGTCCACGACGTCCCACGCGGTCTCCGCGCCCGAGTCGATGTCCTCGTTCACGCGGACCCACCGCGACGGGAACTGCCGCTCCCGGCTCTTCAGCTCGGGGTCGTCGCACTTCTCGTCCCCCAGCTTCATGCTGACCTGCGTGAAGAGGGTGCGATCGGCGTCGAGCCACGTGATCTGCTCGTCCCAATCGTAGAGGCGGTTGTCCTGGTTCCCGGTGAGGGACTGCCGGATGCCGCGCAGGTGCGTCGGGCTCGCGAACGCCGTGGTGAACAGCGCAAGGAACGCGACGAGGAGAAGAGAGAGTCGGCGGAACGTCAGCATCGGTGCCTCCGGGTCAGAAGAGCGGTGCGCCCGCGCGCGCGATCGTCGTCGCGACCGCCGCGCGGTCCTTCTCGTCACGCGAGAGCTCACGGCGCCGGCCCCCCCTGGGGCTGGTGCGGACGAGCCCGCGCGGCGAGTCGTCTGCCCGCAGAGCCTCGGCCCGCTCGCGCCGCGACGCGCGCTCCTCGGGCCCGCTGCCGCCCTTGCCCTTGCCGGGCTTCGTGGCGGCCGCCTTGCGGATCTTCTTCGGGACCATCCGGTAGAGGTCCTCGTAGGGGACGAGGTCAGCGCGCGCGGCGCCGAACTCGTCCTTCAGGGCGGTCCACGTCTCGCGCATGTGCGTCTGCACCGCGTCGGTGAGCTTCGCGCCGTAGCGCTTCTCGAGCGCGCCGAGCCGCTCCTTCACCGAAGCCTTGCGCTCGGCGATGGTGACGCGAGCCTGCGTCGGCCAGCCGGCCTTCTGGTGATACTCGTTGAGGAGCGCCTTCGCGACGTTCACGCCGATCTCCTCGGCGACGTCGAGGATCGCTTCGGCGTCGTGGATCTGGTCTGCGTCGGGGTTGGCGGGCACGAGCTTCTTCTTCAGCGCGGCGCGGGCCTCGGGCGTGATCTTCGCCTTCGTGAAGTCGAGGAACACGTCGCCGGTCGGGTCGCGCGTCGCGTCGCTCGCGAGGCGGCCCTTCCACGAGCTCGCAAGCATCGCCGAGGGAGAGTCGTCGTCGTCCTCGTCTTCCTCCTCGTCCTCGTCGGCGTCGTCGTCCTCTTCGTCCTCGTCCTCGTCCTCGTCTTCCTCCTCGTCGGCGTCGTCCTCTTCGTCGTCCTCCTCCTCGTCCTCGTCGGCCTCGAGCTCGTCGGGCTCCTCGCTCTCGGCCTTCTTCTTCTTCTTCTTCTTGGGCTTCGGGTCGGCCTCACCGCCGCCCTCGTCCCCCTCGCTGCCCGCAGGATCGTCGTCGCCCCCCTCGCCGCCGTCGTCCCCGCCCGCAGCAGACGCCGGCGGCGCGATCACGGGGCGGCCCTTCGACGCGTCGCCCTTCCCGGCGCCGCACGTCGCGAACGCTTCGAACAGGAAGCCGAAGAGGAACCGTAAGAATCGGGTCACTTCTTGCCTCGCTCGTCGCCGCCGCCGCGCTGGTCTCGCTTGTCGAGAGCCGTCTGCGCTTCGATTTCTACCACAGCCGCCACGTCGGCAAGTGCTTGGATTCTCCCGCGGTGGACCTGCGAGACGTCGTGCGGCGTGTCGTCGCGCGTGAGGATCGCGACGCTCTGCGTCTGCATCCGCGCGAACACCTTCTCGAGAGCCTGCCAAACGGTCGAGCCTCGCAGGCTCGCGAGCGCGGCAAGCTCGGGAGTCGTCCACGCCAGCTCGGCGAGGATCTCCTGCTTCGCAGCGTCCTTCAGGGCGCCGCTCACAGCGGCCTGCCGACCGGCGCGCCGGGACCGGGCGCCGCGACCCCGGGCGTGCCGTTGGCGCCCGCGGCGCCGGCGGCGACCCCGGCAGGCGTGCTCGCGCGCGCGCCCGCGGCCGCCGGCGGCGCTCCGGCGGGCAGCGCTCCGCCAGGCTGCGCGGCGGCCATGCCGGCCTGCGCGGCCGCGTCGAGGTGCGCCTGCACGTGGCGCTGAAGCTCCTTGATCGCCTCGGGGTTGACGTTCGCGCCGGGCGTCGCCGCGCGCGCGGTGAGGTCCTCGATCCCTCCGGGCCCCTTCAGGTGCGCGGTCGCGTGCGCCCAATGGTCTTCCATCGGCAGCGGATCGACGTGGCCGCCGACGCCGATGTACGCGTTCTCCATGAGCGGATCCCGAGCCTTCGAGAACACCTTCGGGAAGAGCACGTCGGCCTTCTCGAGGTCGAGCTTCTTCGCGATCGAGCGCAGCAGCGAGAGCACGATCGGGTTCGTCGCGGCGCCCGCCTGCAAGAGCGGCGTGATGACCTGAAGGAACTGGATGAGCCGCTGCGCGGTCATGTCGGGGTTCACGCGGCCGGTGTTCACGACGCAGCGCACGACGGACTTCCCGACGATCTCCTCGGGCTGGATCATCCGATAGCCGAGCGCCTCCTCGCCGGCCAGCTTCACCATCTGCGCCTCGTCGAGGTACTGCTGGTCGAGCGCGAGCAGGAGGTCGCCCGACATCGAGAGCGTGCGCGCGCTGCGGCGGACGTGGCACACGAGCCGCGTCGAGAGGTTGTTCGCGATGCCGTTGAAGGCCGTCGCCGTCGTCGAGGCCGCGGGCGCGACCCCGCGCGCCTGCCCCGCGAAGCCCGTCGCGTCGTCGGCGTCGTGCGCAAGGTGCGCGTCCACCTGAAGGGCGAGAGCGGTCGGCGCGGGCAGATCGACGCGCTTCACCGCGCCGCCGCCGCGCGAGCGAATGAGCTTGTTGGGCTCCCAGATGAAGTCTTCCTCGAGCACGGAGACCTTGTTCTTGTCCACTTCGATCGGCGCCATCAGCGCGAGCATGACGCTGTCCATCCATGCGTTCACGTTCTGGTTCGCAAGCTGCTGGTGGCCGAGGAGGATCTGCCCGATGCCGCGGCCGTAGGGGCAGTCGGGGATCTCGACGAACTGGTGGGTGATGATCCCGGTCTTCCCGTGCGTGTTCGGGTTGCGGCTGACGCCGATGATGTGCTTCGGGTCGCCCAGCGTGACGGTCTCCTCCTTCGAGACGTAGCGCAGGACGATCACGCTCTTCTCGCCGTCGCTCGAGTCGTCGTCGCGCGGCTCGTGGTTGGAGAGCTCGAGGCCCGCGTCGCGAAGCCACTCCTCCCAGAGCTGCATGTCAGCCTCGTTGACCTCGTTCGGCTTCTGCGCGTCGAGCGGGTCGTCGCCGGGCTTGGCGTCCTCGAGCCAGAGGTCGAGCGCGTCCTTGTCGATGTGCCCGCCCTGCTCGGCGAGCCGCTTGAGCTCCTTGATCGTGGTCTTCGTGCGGACGATGTACCACTCGTTGTCGTCGCCGGGCTCGGAGTCGGGGTCGGGCCACACGTGCAGCGGATTCAGGCACTTCACCCGCGGGTTGTTCCGCGTGACGACGTCCGCCTCGAGCATCCGCTTCACCTTGCGCCCGGTCTTCGGGTCGATCACGACCTTCGGCACGAAGCGCCGCTCGCGCCGGTACTCCCAGAAGTGCTCGGCGTAGCCGGTGCCGATCAGCGCGCTCCAAAAGAACATCCGCTCCCACGCGATGTCGGCCTTGGCCGTCGTCGAGACCTGCCAGTTGAGGAGGTCCTTCTGCGCGGAGGCGACGTCGTGCCCGTCGGGCGTGAGCGACTCGACCTCGAACGCGCCGTCGGCGTCGATCACCGCGGACACGATGATCGGCACCGCGGTCTCGACGTGCTTGAAGATGATCGGCAGGTAGCGGTCGCTCTCCCAGCCGTCCTCGCGGTCCTGCGTGGGCCGCTGAAGCCAGGCCTGCACGACCTGCCACCACTCGTCCTCCCAGGGGCGGCGAGCCTGCACCGACTGGCGGAGCCGGGACATGATCGTCGTGCGGACGTCGTCCTCGTTCTCGAGGTCGGAGACCGACATCACGAAGCGCTTCGCGCCGCGATCGCCGAGCGGGCGCATCGGCAGCCGGCGCCGGCGGACCTTCTTCAGGACCTTCTCGTTCAGCTCGGCAGCCGTGGGTGCGCTCATCGCTTGAACCTCCACCGGGCTCGACCTCCGAGGAGATCGCTCCCGCGTTCGGTGTGCACGCGGCCCGATCCTAGCGGCTCGACCTCGGGGTCGGGCAGCGCGATCGTCGCGGCCCACATCTTCAGGGTGTCGCCGCCGTTGTCGAAGCGGTCCTTCACGGGGGCCTTGATCTCGCGGTAGTCACCGAGCTTGCGTCGCGGATACCGCCATTGGGTGACCACTTCGGCCATCGTGGGGCAGGTCTCCTGGTTGCCGTTGCGCTGGTTGACGAGCCGGCGGGCGAAACGGACGTGCCGCAGGACCATCCGCAGGTGCACGAGCGCCCGGATGTCGTCCTCGATCTCGACCGGGCAGACGTCGAGCCCGTAGTACGAGAGCACGTCGTAGGCGCTGTAGCCGGTCGCCATGCTCCGGGTCTTCCCGTAGGCGTCGCCGAAAATCTCCGCCGGCGCGCGCCACTCCGCGTGCCGCTTGATGATCTCGAGCTCGACGGCGTTGTAGCCGTGCGGCCACGGCTTCATGTCGTAGGTCTGCTCGGGGACGAAGCCCGTGAGGAACGGCACGATCCAGTCGATTGCCTTGTCGCGGGTCTGCACGAAATCGACGACGCGCCCGCGGAGCACCCCGCGGCCGCGCTCGTCCCACTGGCCCCAGGTGACCGCGAGGTCGTCCATGATCCCGGGATCGATGATCGCTTGCAGCGGGAGGCCGGGCTGGTACTCCGCGAGGTCGGTGCCGTCCTCGGCGACGGCGCTGAAGTGCGTCGCGACCGAGACCTCCTTCAGCACGCGGCCGCCGGCGGAGCCCTCGAACGAGCAGTCGAGCTCCGAGGCGATGTCCTCGTCGCTCATGTGCTGGCGCTGGTCGTTGTACCAGTCCGCGTCGAGCTCCGGGTGCTCGCTCCAATGCAGCCAGATCCGAACGACGGCCATGTCGTTTGTCATCAACTGGTAGTGGAACGTGGCCTTCCCGAGGGGCGTCGAGCCGCCGGAGAATCGGTTCGTGGACTGCTTGAGCGAGCGGTCGGCGTCCTTCATCGCCTCCGCGTGCGCGACCTCGTCGCCCCAGATTTCGGAGTAGCGGTGCGAGCGGGCGAACATGCCCGAGAAGAAGCCGCCCACGATGATGTTCTTGGGCTTGAACGGGTTCTTGAGGAGGAAGCGGTGGTTGTAGGTGTCGCGATCGAAGAGCGGCCCGTAGAGCTCGTCGCGCATCCACTTGGGGAGCTTCGAGAAGATGTAGCGCAGCTTGCCGAACAGCGACTCGTGGGTGGGGTCGTCCACGAGGTCTTTCGAGACGCCGCCGACCATGACCGACCAGTTTTCAGCGAACGAGAAGCGCCACGCGCGCAGGAAGAGCTCGACCCACGTGTAGCCGACGCCTCGAGACTTCGTCGTGCACTGGGTCCAGCGAGTGCGCCCCTGCGTGGCGATCATCGACAGGTACGGATCGACGATCTTCGTCCGCTGGAAGTCGTAGAGCACCATCGGCTCGTCGGTGCCGACGCGGTCGTCGTAGGTCCAGCCGAACATCTCGATCCAGAAGACCGGATCGACGGCGCAGAGCGCGAGCACCTGCTTTCGCCACTCGCTCGCCGGCCGCTCGGGCGTCCCCTCGGTGCACTTGCGGGCGAGGAGCGTGCGCTCGGCGAGCTTCTTCGCCTTGCGCTCCTCGTGCTCGTCGCGCATCGCGACCTTGCGCCTGGGGTCGAGCGCGTCCGCCGGGTAGCCGGGCGGCAGCGGGATCTCGTCCCAGCGAAGCGGCTTTCGCAGAACGGTGGCCGGGCTACTCTCCATCGCCGGCGCTGGCCGGCGCGGGCACCACGTCGCGCACGATGGCGACGACGTCGCGCCGCACGCGGTCGGAGAGGTTCACGCTCCCGTGCGTGCCTTCGACGATTCGCGTGGCGGCGGGGAGGACCTTGCCTCGCTCGTCGGTGCGCTGCTCGGTGATGACGAACCCGCGGTCTGCGCGGGTGATTCGGATGAGGACGTCCGCGACCATCGTGTGCTCCCTGCCCGCCGCCGCGCTCTTTCGATCCGTGCCTGCAACGTCCGCCCGTAGACCCAGCGATACCACGCGTGCTCCGCGTTCACACCCAGCCACCGAGCCCACGCGAGCCAGCGCCAGCCCTTCGGCAGCGCCGGCGAGAGCTCGGGGTGCGGGAGCATCGCGACGAACGAGTAGAACTGCTGCGGTCCCGCGCCCTTCCAGGCGAAGGCGTCGGCGCGGATCTCTCGCTCACGCTTCCACCACGCCCACAGGGCAAGGCCGAGCGCCAGGGAGCCCCAGCCGGACGCCGACCCGAAGACTGCCGCCACGAACGGCGCGGCCGACATCGGGAATCCCAGCAGCAGGATCCCGACGAGCGGGTGCCGCTCGATGCAATGCAGGGCCTCGTGGTGCAGGAGCGCGTTCCACCCGGGCCGGCCCGTCGCCAGGCGGTCCGCGCGGATCACAGGCTCGAGGATTCCTTCGGCGCGGGCCCAATGGCCCTTCTGCCGCAGGTACGGATCGAAGACGAACGGCGGCAGGAGCCTGCGCTCGAACATGGCTTTCGGGTCGATCACGTCGCGCTCGCGAGGAGCTCGGCCTTCATGCCGGCCGGGTCGGTGCGCGCGCGCTCGCGCAGCTTCTCCATGTCGAGCGCGTCGAGCCGCTTGTGGGTCGAGACGGCCTCCGCCGGCTGAAGGAGCCCGATGCCCGCGGCCACCGCGAGGAGCACCTTCGTCGAGCCTGGGGCGTTCTCGTCGTCCATCTTCCACGCCAGCAGGTAGGCGACCGCGGGCGCGAACCCGTGAATCGCCATCATGGCGCGGTTGTAGTTGAGGAGCACCACGTCCTTCGTCAGGCCGCCGCCCAGCGTCGCCGCCATCAGCGCGCGGCAGCTCGGCATCCTGAAGCGCTCGTACCTCGACGCCGCGGTCTCGAGCTCGTCGTACGCGGCCTCCGAGATCCCGAGCGTCGTGAGGTCCTTGTCGCTGCGGTCCACGAGGTCGAGGAGCGCGCGCGCCTGCGCGCCAGCGCGTCGCACGTCGGCGACCGAGAGGGGAGAGCCGCGGCGCGAACCCGTGGGGATCGGCTTGGTCTTCGGCCGGGCCACTACTTCCCGGCCATGACCGCGGACGCGAACGGCCCACCCATCATCGCCTTGCTCGCCGGCGGGCCCTTCTTCTTCCCCTTCTTCTTCTTGCCCTTCTTCTTCATCGGGAACCCGCGCTTGGGCTTGCGCTCCGCGCCCTCGGAGTCCCGCGGCTCCCCTACCTCGATGTCTCTCGTGAACGGGGGGAGGGTACTACGGGCGGGGGTTCGGCGACGCATGGGCACTCTCCGTAGGGCCCCCATGGTCTACCACGCGAACGCGTCAGAGCGGGAGGTCCTGTTGCGTCGGCGCCGCCTCGAGCACGTTGAGCATGAGCGGACGACGGAGCACCTTCGCTGCGTATTCCCGGGCCCAGACTGCGTCCATCCCCATCCGATCGCCGTCCGTGAACTCCACGGTCGCGGCGACGTTCTGCTGCCCGTAGAGCTCGCCGGGGATCAGCGCCGACGGGGCCGGGTACGACGTGAAGAGACGGCCGGCCTCCCACCAGCGGTTCCTCTCCGTGTACCAAACGAGGATCGGGCCGTGGGTCGCACACAGCCACTCGTCCGGGCGGATCTCGAAGCCAGCCTCGCCCTCCTGCCGCGGCCGGCGCTCGCTCGTCAGCCACACTCCCGGCGCGCTCTTCAACTCCTCGCAGGCGAGGCACGGCTTCGGCCCACGGCGCTTCCCGATGCGCTGCGCGACCCGGCCGGCGACGGCCTGCGGATCCGGTGCGCGCTGCGACATCGGCTCGGCCACGAACTCGCGCGTGACCGCCCGAAGGTGCTGCGCGACCTCGCGCTCCGTGGACCGCATCGCGATCGGCCGCAGCAAGTCGAGAAGCTGCGTGCCGAACTCGGTGCGCTCGGCGGCGATGCCCTTGATCTCCTCCTCAGAGAGGCCCTTCACCGGGCGGAACTTCCCGAAGAGGAAGACCACCTGCGCGCGCACGATCTCGCGTAACGGGGTGTCGTAGCTCACAGGTTTCCTCCGGCGAAGCCCTTCAACAGCCACGCCCGCAGCGACTCGGTCGCCGGGCCCGCGTCGCCCTCGCGCGGATCCGGCCCGTCGTAGCCAGTCGGGAGCGGTTTCTTCTGATCCGCCCACAGGGCCTCGATCACGTCCTCGGCCTGCTGGTGGGCGCGTGCGCGGTCTCGGATCGGGAACAGGCCCTCCGACGGCGGAGCGCTCTCCCCGAGCGAGATCCACTTCTGCCGGTTCGCAGGCCGCACGAGCGACCACAACCCGTAGCGCGTGCCGGTCTCCATCGACCCGTACGCCCTAGCGGCAGCCTCCATCGCGGCGCGCGCGACCGGAAGCGAGCCGCACTCTCGGTACCAGGGGATGAGCAACCGGCGCCGATCAGGCGTCAGCCGCGCAACCAATGGTAGGCCGTGCGCCGCCGCGGTCTCGTTCCAAATCTCGATGATCGCCACGAACGGCACGATCTCGTCCCCCAGGATCTCAGTAACCTTCTGGGTCTTCTTCTGCTCAGAAGATTGATCCCCTTGAAGATCAAGGACTTTCTTAGGATTGGGGGGTGTGGGGGGAAAACCCTTCTTTAGGTGACCTCCCGAGAGGACATCCGCCGACCTTTCAACTGACTTTCCACACTCAATCACGCGGTCATTCAAACGGGTTCTCAACAGGTCTCCCACGATCACCCCGCCTTCCTGAAGCACGGCGCGCAGCGTGCCGCCGGCGACAGCGGGGTCGCGAAAGCGCGCAGAGTGCTCGTGCCCCGGCCACGCGACGCGCGCGAACTCCGCATCGTCCACGTCCGACACGTCCCCGTCGGTTCCCGCGCGCACGGTCCAGCAAAGGAGCCGGTGCGCTGCGGAGACGGCGAGCTCGGAAGCGACTGCGGCGGGCACCCCTACCTCCCCAAGCGCTGCGGCGGTTCGTCGGATCTCGGGCCAGGACCATACTTCTTCCGGCCAGGTGATCGGCACCGCGCCCCCGAAACAAGCGCGCGCAGGAGGAGGCCGGAGCCGAGGGGCCATCGCGAGGGGGGAAGTCTCGACCAGGCACGCACCCGACTCCGGTCTCTACCTGCGCGCGGACTCTTACGACGGCGCGGTTTCTACGCCCGCCGAGCGAGGTAGTCAAGAGGGCTCTTGACGCTCGCCGAAACGGCAGGTAGGTTCCGCGCCGTCATTCGGGCCGCCGAGCGGCCGCGCCATCAACGCAGCCCGCCCCCGCGCGGCGCGGACCAGGAGGCGGCCCGAAGACGATCAACGTGGGGGCGCATGGGCGGCAAGCGACTGAAGCCGGAAGAGCTCGAGCGCGTCGCGATGGCGCTCGACATCCACGAGGCCGCGCAGGACCTCGTCGCGCTGCGGCTGCTTCTCGCCTGCCTACTGCGACGGCTGCCGCGGCGGATTACAACAATTACCCACGCCGAGGTCGCGGCCGCGCTTGCGGACCGCGGGTGCTCCCTCGAGCGGTGGACCGACCCAGAGACCGGCGAGCTCATGGTCCGCCTCGCCGGCGCCGACGAGGAGCCGCCCGAGGCACCGCCGACGAGCAAGATCCTCGGGCCCGAGGGCAAGCCATGCGACGCGGGAACATCGAAATCATCCAGGACGAAGCGGGTTCGTGGCGGTTCCACGTGAAGAGCGCGAACGGGGAGATCGTCGCGCAGTCGGAGGCGTACACCACGAACGACGGGGCCAAGCGCGGGAGCAAGGCTCTCGTGCAGGCCGTGCTCTCGTACCTCGATGGCAAGGTCGAGAACCCCGGCGCGGTCGAGATCCCCTGATGTGCGTCGAGCTCGACAGGATCCTCGGGCGAAAGCCGGGTGCCGCCGGCGGGACCTTTGAGGACTTCTGCACGAGCTCGACCTTTGAATTCTCGGAGCCGAGCGACGCGGAGTGCGCGGCGACGCTGCGGCGCTGGTACGAGGCCGAGCAGCACCGATGGGGTTGCCGCGACTGCGCGCGCGAGGCACGCGCGGCGGCTCTGGCTCTCAACGCGCGCTTCGGCCGTCGCTGGCGCGCAGCGGTTCGGACGAGCAGGTCGCGCGAGCGGCCGAGGAGGGCGTGATGTGGTGGCAACTCTTTTCCTTTGGGCTCGACGGGGATCTCGAATGGCACTTCCACGTCGGCACCGCGCTCTCGCTCGGACTCGAGGTAGAGCACAGCGACGAGCATGTCGCGCTGACCGTTCACCTGGTCTGCTTCGCGCTCGTGGTGCTCTTCCCGCGCGCGTCCTACTGGAACCAACCCGAGGATCCGTTCGTGCGCGACATTGGGCCGGGAGACTGACGTGGACACAACCCCGATGTGCCAGCCGGAGCCCGGCGTCTGCCGCGGCTGCCCCCGTTGCATCCGCTCGCCCGAGCGCGACGACGAAAGGTACGACGAGTGATCCTGCGAGGCCTCACCCTCTGGCAGCCGTGGGCGACGTCGATCGTCCTCGGACCGAAGCGCGTCGAGAACCGTCCGTGGCACCCGTCGCTGCGGATGCTCGACCAGGAGCTCTGGCTCGCCCTGCACGCGGGCAAGACGTGGGACGAGGACGGCGCGAAGTTCATCGGCAAGCTCTGGCCGCAGCTGCCGCCGCGCTACTTCAACCTGAAGTCCTACATCCTCGGCGTCGCGCGAGTCGTGCAGGCCGTGCCCGTCGAGGACCTCGACGGCAGCGACCCGTGGTCGTTCGGCCCGTGGTGCTGGCAGCTCGCCGACGTCGTCCAGGCCGTTCCGCAGATCTACTGCGACGGGCACCAGGGCCTCTGGGCGCTTCCGCTCCACATCGAGCAGGCGCTTCGCCCGCTGTGTGTTCGGAGCGCGGCATGAAACCCACCGTCTACGTCTTCGCGTGGGGCGGGCCGCGCTTCGCCGGCGCCCGCAAGGGCCACCGCTGCCGCGTGCTGCTGCGGCTGCCGATGAACAGCGCGCTCGTCGAGTGGCAGACGGGCGGCCGCGACGTCGTGAGCAGGAACGCGCTGCGGAAGGCGGTCTCGTGAAGAAGTCCAAGATCGAGTGGACGCATTCGACGTTCAACCCGTGGTGGGGCTGCACGAAAATCTCGCCGGGCTGTAAATTCTGCTATGCCGAGCGCGACTCGAAGCGCTACGGCTACGACGTCTGGGGCAAGGTCCCGCGCCGCTACTTCGGCGAGGCCTACTGGAACAACCCCCTGAAGTGGAATCGCCACGCGCAGGCAGCGGGCGTGCGCAGGCGCGTCTTCTGCGCTTCGATGGCGGACGTCTTCGAGGATCTCGCGGGCTTCCCCGACGAGGAGCAGATCGCGCAGGTGCAGGCCCAGATGCGACTCTGGTCCACGATCAAGCAGACGCCGTGGCTCGACTGGCAGCTCCTCACGAAGCGGCCCGAGAACATCCTGCGCGAGTGCCCGAAGGAGATCGTCGCGCTCCCGAACGCGTGGTTTGGGACGAGCGCCGAGGACCAGGCGACGCTCGACCTGCGCTGGCCGATCCTCTCGGGCGTGCCGGCGAAGGTACTCTTCCTGTCCCTTGAGCCGTTGCTCGAGAGAGTGAACTGCGACCGCTGCTTCGGGGTCGAGCACTCGGACATGTTCGGCTGGCTGCCCGAGCAGATTCACGTGATGGGAGGCCACCGCTCGCCGGATTGGGTGATCGTCGGCGGCGAGAGCGGGATGCAGGCGCGGCCGTTCGACATCCGCTGGCTGCGCCACGTCCTTAAGCAGGGGCGCGGCACGCTCGGCCACAAACGGATCGCCCTGTTCGCGAAGCAACTCGGAGCGCGGCCGTGCGACGGGCGCAGCGGCGACGGGAGCCCGGTCGAGATCAACCTGCGCGACCCGCACGGCGGCGACTGGAACGAGTGGCCGGAGGACCTGCGGGTCAGGGAGTTTCCCGCGTGACGGACCGCTGGCAGGTTCTCACCGGCAACGCGCTCGACGTGCTGCGCACGCTGCCGGCCGAGCACGCCGACTGCGTCGTGACGAGCCCGCCCTATTGGGGCCTGCGAAACTACGGGGTCTCCGGGCAGATCGGCCTCGAGGCGACGCCGGACGCCTACCTCGTGAGGATGCGCGAGGTCTTCGCGGAAGTGTGGCGGGTGCTGAAGAGGACCGGGACGCTCTGGGTGAACATGGGGGACTGCTACATCGCCGACCGCTGCGGCACGGCGTCGCGCGAGACGTCAACGCTCGAGGGCGCAGCGAGCCTCGGCGCGCCGATCGACAAGGAGGCGGATCGCCGCGGCGCGTCGTGGAACAAGGGGCACGCGGCGAGCGCGGGAGTGCCGGGGCCGAACCGGCGCAACAGGCTCGGCGCTCTGAAGGCGAAGGACCTCGTCGGGATGCCGTGGCGTCTCGCGTTCGCGCTGCAAGAGGACGGATGGTGGCTGCGCCGCGACGTCGTCTGGGCGAAGCCGAACCCGATGCCGGAGTCGATCCTCGACCGCTGCACGAACTCCCACGAATACGTGTTCCACTTCGCGAAGAGCGGGCGGACGCTCCTCTGGCGCCACCGCGAGACCCGGGTCTGGGTCTGGAAGCGCCCGCCGGCGGAGTGGCGATGGTGGGATCGGCGAGAGCTCTGCGAGGTCGTGGACGAGCCAGCGGCGTGGCACGAGGAGGCATTCGTCGCCGACAGCGGCCGCCGGATCCGGCGGTTCCGCCGCTTCAACCTCTGGCGCGGCTTCGACTACTTCTACGACGCCGACGCGATCCGCGAGCCCTACACCTACAACCACGGGCTCGGGTCGCACCACCGCAACGTGACGGGGCCCGTCGAGAGCGCGGTGCCCGACACGAGGCCGCAGACCGGGCTCCACCGCAGCTCGAAACGCGTCCCCTTCGGATGGGACACGAGCGACGGAAACCACCACGGAACGGAAGGGCGCTACTCGCACCAGCGCGTCGATCGCGTCCCGCGCGAGCGAAAGCAGGACGAGTCGGCCTCTGCGAGCTCGGGCGCGACGCAGCGACGCATGGCCGGGATGAACGCGCGCTACGATGCGGCGGAGGCCGCGGGCCGCTACGACGTCCGGCGGCCGCCGCTCGTGGAGCAGGAGTGGGCCTCTCGAGAAGCGCCGGCCTTCAGCCCCGACGGGCGCAACCGCCGCTCCGTCTGGACGATCGCCACGCAGGCGTACCGCGGCGCGCATTTCGCGACGTTCCCCGAGCAGCTCGCCCGCCTCTGCATCCTCGCCGGCTGCCCGCACGGCGGCCTCGTGCTCGACCCGTTCTCGGGATCCGCGCGCGCGGGCGTTGTTGCGCTCAAACTCGGCTGTCGGTACGTGGGCATTGAATTGAACCCGGCCTACGTCGCGATGAGCGCTCGCGATCTGGCGGCCGTCGAGATCCCGACGCTCCTGGATGCGAAGCCGTGACGCCCGAAGAACTCTCCCTCGTCGAGACGAAGGACCTCGTGGGCGCGCTCTTCGAGCGCTTCGACTCCGCGGTCTTCGCCGGCACCGCGCGCATCGGCCCGCAGCGCGCGCAGCACGGCTACTTCATCACCGGCGACGCGAGCTCGTGCGTCGGCCTCGCCGACTGGCTCGTGCGGCTCTCGAGGAAGCAGATCGACGAAGGTCGCCCAGGCTCGCAGCTCGGCGAGGACCGGCCGTGACCGCCCGCCGTCCGATGGGCTCCCGAGAGCGCGCAGAGGCGCAGCGCGTCAGCGGCGACGACGGGTTCGGCGCTCCGAAGACCGAGGCCGAGCACGCCGCGGACGCTCTGAAGGGACGGCCGCTCAACGCCTGCCGCGTCCGCGGGTGCGTCGTGCGGGCTGGGATCGACCGGCTCTGCCCCGCTCACCGCAAGCAGCGAGACCGCTTCGGCGCCGTGCCGCGGTCGATGGACGAGATCGCCCCGAAGGTCGAGGGACTCTGCAACTGGCCGACGCAGCTCGGGCGCGGCCGCTGCCGCGCGAAGCCCGATGCCTGCGGCCGCCACCGATTCAAGGGAGCCCCGCCCTGATCCCGGCCTTCCCCCTCGTACACTTCGGCCGCCGCGCGCATCTGTACGCCCACGAGATCCCGGGGCGGAGCGGCTCGGCGAAGACCCTCTGCGGGCGCGTGCTCGAGATCGCATTCATCGTGCAACGGCGCGATCTTGCCACCTTCCGCCCATGCATTGGCTGCCGGCGCGCGCTTGGCAGGCTGGCCGAGCGGCTCGCGAGCTGCGGCGACCCGCGCGCCCGCGTCGTGTGGCACGGCCTCAACCAGCAGGAGCCCTAGGCCGGCGGCCGCTCCGCCTTCCCGTCCGGCCCGAACAGGCACTCGATCGACACCCCCCCAAGATCGTCGTGCCTGACCACCGCCGCTGACGGCAGCCACGCGCGCACGAGCAGCCGCCCGTTCTCGGCGGGCACGGCGCTGAACGTCGCGCCGAACCCGCCCTCGTTGATCGTCAGCCCATCGGGCCTCACCCGAAGCGACGACACGAGCCTCTCGAGCGTGGGGTGCATGGCCGGGAGTCTACTGCCGCTCCGGCCAGCGCCACATCCCCACCCCGCTCCCCCTCATCACCGACGTCCGCCAGATCACAGGCAGAACCGCCCACGGGAACTGCTCCACCGTCGGCTGCCACCCAAGAGCCTCAAGGAACGCCCGATCGTGCTCCCCGTCCACCATCAGGCAGACGTTCACGTTCCCCTCGTCGTTCACTCGCACCACCGTCGCAGGCCGCAGCACAGGCTCCCCATCCGTCCCCCCGATCCGCACATGCAGCACCCTCCCTACCCCTACCCGTTGTGCCCCCCGGGCCTCTTTTCCTCCCGATCCACTACCCGTAGTAGGTGACACCCCCGGTCCACCCCCTCCAACAGCAGGAGCCCCGCCTCCCTCATTTGTAACAGCATCCTCACTAGGCTTCGGAAACGTCATGCGTCGTCCTCCTTCAGCAGCACTTCGCTGCCGATTCACCGAATCCTACCCCTCCTCCCACCCTCCTCGCCACCACTACAGGTTGTATGTCCAGCACGGGACCCCCCGTGTTTTAGGCAGAGGCTTGACGTTTCCATTTCCCATTGCTATGGGTTTCAACCCTCTCTCGAGCCCAAGGTAGCCGAGCACGCGCCACGGCTCCGACGAGTCCCCGAGACGGAACCGCGGCACGTGCGGCCACCTGCACCCGCACCCCTCCCACGCCCCACCACCCCCCGCAGAAAATCCCCCGTAACCAATCAGCCCAACAGCTTCACGACTACCCGGATTAGACAGCGGCCCGGCGCGGGGCCGCCGAGGTATGGGCGGTGCGGCGGCCTCGGAGCGCGCGGCGAGCGAGGGACCGACGAGAACCGTGATTCTCGCGGTGCGCGCCGAGCTGCGACCGTCCGCCTGCCCCCTGAAGTTGCGTCGGCTCGCTCCGTGGTTGGGTGACCCGGGTGTGTGTCCACGTGGGAGAGTGGGCGGGAGGGAGGCGAAGGGAAGCGAGGAGAGGGGCGGACGAGAGCTTCGCACGTCGCCGGCGACAGGGGAACCGGGTAGAGTGGCGCGGCCGATGGGCCACCGCTTCCGCCGCTCGCCTGAATCCGTGGCGCCGTGGCGCATCGACGTAGACGCGCCGGCGGAGCTCCATGCGCAGGTAATGCTCGCGCGGACGCTGACGGGGGAGACGTTGGCGGACTTCGTTCGGAGGGCCGTGCGGCGGTTGGCCGATCGGGAGCTCTTCAGGAGGCCGGGGGCGTACCTTTGGCTGCGACCGCGGGCACGTGTGTACCGCCTGGTTGGGGGAGGGGCGGAACCGACGGCGGAGCTTCTCGCGGAAGCTGCCGGGGGCGAACGTGTCTGGCCGTTGCAGAGGGTGGAGCCGCTGCCGGCAGGGCTTGGGCCGGAGTCGGAGCGTGGGGCATGGCGGTCGGGGTTCCTCTGCGACTTGTCGCCGGAGGACGGGCACGACTGCGGGCTCTCGATGCGCAGGGTGCTCGTGCTGGCCGGGGACGTCCTGCCGAGGGCGCTGGGGAGGGCGGGAGGATGCAACCGGCGAGCGGTGCGATACGCGGACCCGGGCCCGAATCATGGGCCGGTTTCCAGCGTCAAGAGGGGGCCGCCTGCCCCGGAGCTTTGAGAGGCACGGGGCGTGCTTGGGTGATTTCGGTGGACCTTTGAAAGGTCACTGTCCTTGGGAATGGACGAACCAGGCTCGGTGGATGCGTAACTACGTGGGTTGCGTCCGGGCACGGTAGGTGCTATGGTTCCGGGTGCCAGCGGTCGGGCATCCGACGACCGCCCCCAGCGTCCCGGGAAGTCGGACGCATGAGCGAGGGCCACCGATGGCACGCAAGGGAACGGGCGAGACGTTCACGCTTTGGACGTCCGACGGGAAGGTCTCAAGGCTCTACTGCATTCGCGACGACGGCGCGGGCATCCGCCGCAAGTCGCAGAAGGGCGGGAAGTGGGCAGCGGTGCCGCGTTCCAGCCTGAAGGAAGAGCACCGGGCGACCGCCGAGCGCATCGGTCTCGTTGGGCTCTTCCGGTCTCTCGTGGACGCTGGGCACTCGCTGGCCACGGGCTCGATCTGGCGTCCGGGCGAGCCGCCGCGCGACGCAGAGTGGCTGCGCGAAGCTCTCGACCTACGAAGGGCCGAGCGCATCGACCAGCAAGGCTATGACGACGAATCGTGCCCGGAAGGATGCTCGATCGAGCCGGACGGCACGTGCCCGCACGGGGTCAAGTCCTACCTTCTGCGCGTCGGGGTCATCTGACCGATGCGCAGAGGCCGAATCCTCTGGGCGCTCGTCGCTGCGACGGTCGCAGCGTTGGCGCTCGTCGCATGGGCAGGGCGCGCTATCGGCGTCCTGCCCGGAAAGGGAACACGATGAACGCGCGCGACACGGACGCCGTGGCCGAACGGTTCTTCCCCGACGCGCGGATGGTGCGCGCGGTGCTCGGAGGGGACGAGATCACGGTCTGCACGTGGGCAGAGTTTCGAGTCGAGAACGACGGGATGCGCGAGACCGGAGAGCTTCGAGACGTCGAAGAGGCGCTCATCGACGGCCGGCAGTACGTGGGCGGAGGCGGAGCGGCGCCGAGTTTCACCGTGGACGCCGCGCGCGGGGACGACGGCTCCTTCTGGGTGACCGGCGGCGGATGCCCGCCGAGCGTGCACGCGACGCGCGACGCCGCGGTAGCTGAAGCTCGCGAGCGCGCTGGCCGGCACGGGATGCCCGACCGGATCTTGGTCACGTTCCACGAGGCCGGGGGCGACGCGTTGGCGGTCGCCGCCGTCAAGCCCGACGGCGAAGTGGTGAGGCACAACGAGGCGCAGTTCTGGGGGGCCGTCTGATGTCCCGACCGAGTGCAACGCGAGCCGTCCGCGCCATCGTGGAGATCCTCTCAAAGCCCGAATGGTCGGGCGCCGACGACCTCGAAGCGATTGCGAGGGCGCTCGCGGCTACCGGGTTCCCGCTGCCGAGCGAAGAGCCGGCACGCGTGCGACGCGAGAAGCTCGCGCCGAAGCCCGTGCCCGCGCGGTGCCCGGAGTGCGGCAGCGACGACCCCAAGCGGCCCGCGCTGCGGAGCACGTGCGCGCGGAAAGGGGCCGACGCGCATCGTTGGCATCCGCGCTGGAACGAGCCCGCGCAGCACGACGCCGCCTGCCCGTGCCCGCATTGCAAGCGGGCCCCGGCGGCCCGCCGGTGGGCCGCCTGCTGCCCGAAGGGGCACGAGAAGGATCTACAGCTCCGCCGGCCCGCAGATTTCAAGATCACGGGCGTGGCCGGCGCGGGCGATTACCTCGAATGCGAGGAGAGCGAGCCCGAATCAGTCGATTGGGAAGAGGACGGGACGCCTGGCGTGGTGTCGGGCGTCTGGTGTCCCACGTGCGATGAGTGGTACCTCGAAAGCGAGTGCCTGCACGCGTGCGACGACGCCGGCAATCCTGAAATCCCTTCGCTCGGCGAGGACCCGCCCGACGAGGACGACGAAGCGGGGAGCGACGAGCGATGAGCCTGTACCACGTCTTCGTCACCGGGCCGGGGGAGACCTCGGAGCGCGGCCGCCTCACGGTCCACGCGACGTCGGAGGCCGAAGCCCGAGAGCTGGCCGCGGAGTCCATCGGGCACCGGGCCGACGACCCCGGCTATTCGTTCCGCGTCGTGAGGCTTGCATGAAGCCCCCTGCCGAGCTGGTCGCCGTCACGTTCTCGCCGTACGACCGCGGCTGCCCCGACACGCAGCCGGGAGACCGGCTCGTCTGGGCGCCGCCGTCGATGCGGGTCCCCCTCTGCGACGTGATGGCGGCCGAGGCCGAGCGCGCGCGGTTCGAGTCGCCGGCGGACCGCGGGTACGTCGTCCGCGGGTTTCGCATGGGCTCGGACGGCCGCTACCACGACGGCGGCAGCATCTTCGGATTCACCCAGGAACGGCCCGCGGCGTGGGCGCTGGCCGTCGAGATCGGAGGGTAGCCGCGTGAGATTCTGCCTTGTGATTGACACGAACGAGGCTCTGTCCGAGCTGGCCCAGCGGCAGCGCATCGGCGAGGCGCTCGCGAGCGTGCGAGCCCATGTCGTGACGTCGATGCCGAACCATTCGACGGGCCCGGTCTACGGGCGAGCTGGGGCCCGCGTGGGCCGCTGGACGTTCGGCGAGGCGGCCGCCGAGGAGCCGCGGTTGTACCTGCCGCCGTTCGTCGTGGCCGTGGGCCCGGGCGCGGTGCTCGTGGCCGACGCGCTCGACCGCTCGGTGCTGCTGACCGGAATGCCCTACGTCGGGTCGCCGCCAGACGTCGAGATTTTCGCGCGGGACCTCGTGGCCGCTGCAAACCGCAGGGTCACCCCGCAGGAAGGAGGGCCGCAGCTTTGATAGCCGCAGGGGCGGGGCCGACTCCAATCCCCCCGCCCCATTTCCTTCCCTCTCATTCGAAAGGTGGTGAACCGTGGGCGCGAGAATCGTACAGCTTGGGAACGCCTTCCCGTTCCCGGCAGCAAACTGGCGGCAGCGCGATCGGGACGTCCCGACGTGGTTCGAGAGCACGCAGGAGCACTATTGGGACGGGCTCGAAGTGCTCCCCCCGCGCTACTTTCGCGGCGGGTTCTTCGTGGGCGAAGCGTCCGACGGGGACGAGCGCGGAGTGACCGTGTACGCCGGCTGGGTCATGCTCGGCGACGAGCGCACGGGGCCCGCGCGCTACTTCGTCCGCGAGTTCCCGGAGGACAAGGTGGCCGAGGCGCTCGCCGAGCTGCGCGAGGCGCTCGCCGCCGAGAAGACTGCGCCGGTGAGAACGTGACGCGGCGCGAGCGGTTGGAGCGCAAGCTCGAAAAGCGCGCCGATTGGGAGGCGTCGGCGCTCGCGCGATCAACGCGAGCTTTCGACGCTGCGCACCGGCTCGCCGACTCGATCCCCCTGGGGCAGCCGATCCTCGTGGGGCACCATTCGGAGAAGCGCGCGCGCCGTGACGCCGAGCGGATCCATTCGAGCATGTCGAGGGGCTGCGAAGCCGCCGACCTGGCGAAGCACCACGCGAGCAAGGCGGCCGGCCTCGAGGAGCAGCTCGCGCGGTCGGTGTTCTCCGACGACCCCGACGCCGTCGATGCGATCGAGGCGCGGATCCTCGGGCTTGAGGCCGAGCGCGAGAAGATGAAGAGCGCGAACGCCGCCTACCGAAAGGGCGGGGACGCCGGGCTCGCGGCCGCGTGCGGCGACGCCGCGGTCGAGGAGTTCGCGAAGCTGCGGCGGATCTGCCCGTGGGAGAAGAGGCCGTTTCCGAGCTACGCGCTCTCGAACCTGGGCGGCAACATCGGCCGGCTGCGCAAGCGCATCGAGGAGATCGGACGCCGGCAGGGCCGCGCGGCCGCCGCCGAGGCCGCGGGCGGCTGCCTCATCGCAGGGGCCGCCGACTACGTCAACGTCACCTTCAGCGAGAAGCCCGAGCGGGAGATCCTCGACGCGCTGAAGGCGGCCGGGTTCTCGTGGTCGGGCGGTTCGTGGTGCGGATACCGGGAGAAGCTCCCGCCGGCCGTGCTCGCGCTCGCTGCCGAGAGCGTGAAGCCGTGACGCGCCGCCGGCGGATGACCGACCGGGAAGCCGGAATCACGTTCGCGAAGTGGTGGGCGCGCGCCTGCCGGGAGCGGGACGCCTACCGGCGTCTCGCTCGTGCTCTCGCCCGGATCCTCGTGGAGTCGCAGCGTGCCCCTACCTCGTGAAGCTGCCGGCCTGTTCGCCGACGTTCAAACCGCCGACATGGACGCGCGCGGCTACTCGTGCCAGGCGGACGCGGGCCACGACGTCCCGGGCTCGTGGGTGATGGACCCCGACGGCGCGGGCTTCCGGCTGTTCACCGGGCCGGCGCATTTCAAACGCGCGCTAGAGCTCGCGATGGTCCTTTCGGAAGCCTACTGGAAGGGCTTCCGCGACCACGAGCGCGGCGTCCCCGCGCCGTGAGGCACCCCGGCCTTACACCCAAGCAACGCGCCGAGCTCGCGTGGGCCACGCGGGCGCTGCTCGTGGAAGCCGCAAGAGGGCGAACCTTTCGGACGCCCGTCGTCGCGTGGGGGCGCGGCATCGCCGAGCTGCTGCCGCTTCCGAATCCGCCGATCTCCGAGCGGCCGCCGGCGACGATGCGCGAGGCGCGACAACACTTCCACCGGGAGATCCGCCGCGCGGCTCGGCTCTTCGCGGGGCTCCCGTCGTGAGAATCGACGCCTACCTGACCAACAAGGCGCGGACCGTGTGGCACGGCTGCGTCCTGGTCACCGAGGACGCGGGCCGATGGGTGCTCGACCGCGTCGTCGCCGACCCCGTCGTGCTGCACGTGGACGCGCGCGCCGGCTACGGTTTCCACGAGGCGCGGCGCGAGCTCTACTGGCTCATGCGTGAGGCGAAGAAAGCCCCGTGAACGAGCTGGCCGTCTCGACCGCGCTGCCGGCAGACCGAAATCCTGCTGCGGTTTACCTCGCGCGTCTCCGCGCGGGCTCGAGACGCGCCCAGCGCAGCGCGCTCGAGGCGCTCGCCGTCGAGCTCTCCGATGGCCGGCTCGACGCGCTGCACCTGCCGTGGCACCTGCTCGGCTACCAGCACGTAGCGGCGATCCGGGCCCGGATGGTCGAGCGCTACGCGCCGCGCACCGTGAACCGGCACCTATCCGCGCTCCGAGGCGTGGCAACCGAGGCGTTCCGACTCGGGCTGATGAACGCGGAGCAACGCGAGCGCGTGCTCTCGATCGAGAGCGTGAAGCTCTCGGGCAAGCTCGCCGGCCGCAGCGTCAATGCCGCTGACATCGGCGCCGTGCTCGCGGCCGCGGGCCCGCGCGACGCCGCGATCCTCGCGCTGCTGTACGGCGCCGGCCTCCGGCGGACCGAGGCGACGTCGATCGACCTCGCCGACGTCGACGTCGAGACGGGCCGGCTCGAAGTGCGCAACGGGAAGGGCGGGAAGGCGCGCACGACCGCGGTCCCGGCGGCAGCGCTCGACGTGCTGCGGGCATGGGTCGCCGTCCGCGGCTCCTGGTCGGGGCCGCTCCTGACCGCCTACGAGCGCGGCTTCGCGTCGCGCGCCGGGATCCGCCCCTCGACGATCTACGACGCGGTGCGCAGGGTGATCGGCCGCGCGCGCGTCGCCGGTTTCACTCCGCACGACCTGCGGCGGACCTGGGTCTCCGACCTGCTCGACGCCGGCGCCGATCTCGTGTCGGTGCAGCGGCTCGCCGGCCACGCGGACCCGAGGACGACGGCCGGCTACGACCGCCGCGACGAGGCGAGCCGCATGGCCGCTGCGGCGAGGCTGCCTTTCCCCCGACCGAGGGAGGCTGTCCCCCCCCAGAAGTAGAACCCGCGCCCCTCGGAGGCTTCCCGATGGCGCGCGTCAAGGTTCCCGCTCCTGGGTTCGGCTGGTTCCCGACGATGGACATGCCGACCTACCTCGCGCTCGAGGCGTGGTCGAAGGGCCCGATCATCGAGCTCGCCGACGGCTGGCCGGCCGCGAAGGTGACCGCCGACCGCGACGTGGACGAGAAGCCCGGCGAGGCGGCCTCGTTCGGGACCGCCGTTCACCTGGCGCTCGCCGACATGGACGCGTTCCGGAAGACGTACGGCACGTTCATCGACGGCGACGGCCGCACGGCCGCGGTCCGCGACTCGAGGAAGAAGGTGATCGACGCCGGCAAGACGCCGATCTGCGAGAGCGACTTCGTCGGCGCGGTCGCGATCGTGAAGAAGCTGCGCGACCACCCGCTCGTCGGCCCATGCCTGCGCGACGTCGAGGCGTGGCGCGAGCGTACGGGCGTCTGGATCGACCCCGACCTCGAGATCCCGCTCCGCTTCCGGCCCGACCTCGTGCGGCCCAAGCAAGGGCTGATGATCGACTGGAAGACGACCGTAGACCCGACGACCGAGGCGTTCATGCGCGTTGCGTGGCCCCGGTACTGCGTCGGCGCCGTCCACTACACCGAGGGGGCCTCGCAGCTCGGCGTAGACGTGCAGCAGTTCGTGCTCGTGGCAATCCAGAGCGCGCCCCCGTGGTGCGTGAACGTCGTCGCGATCGACGAGGACACGGACAAGGCGGCCTACTCGATCTGGCGGCGCGGGGTGACCGCGCTCGCCGACATCGTCCACGGCGGGCCGGAGAAGGCAGCCGAGGACTTCCAAGGCGTCAGCGTCGGCCGCGCCCCCGAGTGGGCCCTGCGGCGGGAGAACCAGCGATGAACGAGCGAACCAAGCACGACCGGGCCGAGCCGCAGGTGGAGTACCTGCCCCCGACCGCGCTGATGGCGATGGAGCGGGCCGCGGTGGACACGCAGATCGCGACCGCCCACCGCTTCCCGCGCGACGTGACGACGTTCCTTCAGCGCGCGTGCACGATGATCGGCGAGGACCCGGCGCTGGCCGTGAAGTGCGGGTATTCCACCGAGCGAGGGGGCAAGACGCTGATCGGGCCGTCGGTCCGCCTCGCCGAGATCGCCGCAAACTGCTGGGGCAACCTGCGCGTCAACGTGCGCAACGAGGACGTGCAGGCCGCGGATACCAGGGTGACGGTCTTCGTCGAAGTGCACGACCTCGAGAGCAACGTCGCGGTGCGCGTGCCGCGCGTTCGCTCGATCACCGGCCGCAGCGGTCGGTTCACCGAGGACATGATCGGGGTGACGATCCAGGCGGCCGTCTCGCTCGCCTACCGCGACGGCATCTTCCGCGTGGTCCCCAAGCACTTCATCGACGACCTGTACCGGACCGCGATGCGGGTCGCCGCCGGCGAGATCAAGGACATGGCGACCACCCGGGCCGACGTCGTGGGCACGTTCGTCGGGCTCGGCGTGAAGGCGCAGCGCATCTTCGACGCGCTCGGGATCGACGGCGTCGAGGGCATCACGCTCGAGCACGTCGGGCCCCTGCGCGAGATCGCCGGGCGCATCAAGCGCAAGGAGATCACGTCGGACGCCGCGTTCCCGGCCGAGCGGGAGGACCGCCTCGAGTCGAAGGCGGCGAAGGGCAAGGACGTCGCCGCGCGGATGACCGCTCCGCCCGTCGAGAAGTCCAAGGAGGCCGAGAAGCCCGCGCCCGACCCGAAGCCCACGACCGCGACGAAGCCCGTCGAGAAGCCGGCGCCCGCCGCGAAGACCGAGCCCGAGAAGCCCGCCGCCGAAGGCGAGTGGGGCAGCCTGTAGCAACCCACGGGTTCCGATGGGAACCCATCGACACCCATAGGAGGGCCTCACGTGAGATTCTCTCGCCTGCGCGTGCGCGACTTCGGTCCGCACAAGGACACCGACCTCTCGCTCTCGACCGTGAACGTGCTGCTGGGGCCCAACGAGGCCGGGAAGACGATGCTCGTGGACGCGCTCGTCGCGCTGAAGACGGGGACCGCGCGCGGGCTCGACGTGAAGGAGAACAAGGAGATGGTGCGCGACGGCTGCGACGGCTGGACGATCGAGGCCGTCGTCGATGGCAAGGACGTCCGCCGCACGCGCTCGGGCCTCACGACCGAGGCGGAGTTCCCAGGCGACGCGCGCGTGCTGCGCGCTCTCCTCGACGCGCCGCGGTTCCTGAAGGACCTGAAGCCGGGGGAACGGCGCGAGCTCGTCGCGTCTCTCACCGCGCGCCCGACGGCCGAGATCGTGTCGAAGCTCGTCGAGCACGGCGCCGTCGGCGACATCGTCGAGGCCGTGCAGTCTGGAAACCTGCGGCGCGCCGCCAGGCTCGCGACGGAGGAGCGCCGAGAGGCCGACCGCCGGCTCGAGAGGGCGAAGCAGGACTCCGCGGCCGCGCCGATCGACGTGGAAGTGCAGACGTCGAAGGGCCCGAAGCCGATCTCCACGATCGCGCTCCTCGGCGCCGAGCAGGTGCTCACGCGCTGCCGGCAGGCGCTCGAGGCGACGATCCGAGCCGCCGGCGCCGGCTCGGCGCTCGACCACGCGCGCGCGGACATCGAGGAGGCGAAGGCCGCGCTCGCCAAGGTCGAGGTCCTCCCGTGGACCGCGGACGACGAGAAGGCGGTCGCGGATCTCGAGCGGCAGCGCAACGGCTCCCGCGAGCTGGCGGCCACCGCGCTCGCGACGTCGAACGAGAAGTCCCATGAGGCCGGCGCGCTGAAGGCGATCCTCGGGGCCGAGGATCCGTGCTGCCCGCTCTGCCGCACCGCGCTCGTCAAGGAGTCGGGCGCCGCGGCGAAGAAGGCGCTCGACGCGTTGCAGGCGCGCGCGAAGGAGGCGCGGGAGTCGTACACGCGCGAGAGCAAGGCCGCGGACGACGCCGACGGCAAGGCGCTCGTCCTGCGCAAGAAGAAGCGGGCGCGCGACGAGCAGGAGGCCGAAGTGCTCGCGCCGCTGCGCCGGCGCGCCGAGGCCGTGCTGCCGGAGGCGCGGGCCGCCGGCGACGCGCCCGCGATGACGGAGGAGCAGGCGAAGGCCGACGTCGAGCGCGTGCGCAAGATCGTGGACGCGCGGCGCGCCTACGACGCGGCGGCAGCCGCGCAGAAGACGGCCGCGGACACGCTCGCCGGCTACGAGAGCAAGGTCGCCGACGCGAAGGCGGTCGAGGCCGCGTGCGCGCCCGACGTGATCGAGGACGAGGCAGCGGTCCGCGATCGCCTCGCAGGGCCGCTGAAGGTCGCGGTCGCGTCCCTGTTCGGCGACACCGAGGCCGTGACGCTGACGCCTGGGTGGGACATCCGCATCCGCGGGCGCCGCGCCGAGCTCGCGTCGGACTCGTTGCAGCTACGCGCAGGCCTAGCGCTGGCGCTGGCGCTCGCGCAGCTCTCCGGGCTGAAGCTCGTGGTCCTCGACCGCTTCGAGGCCGTCGTCGGCCAGGAGCGGACGAAGGTGCTGCGGCTGCTGAAGGCGCTCGTCGCCGACGGGGCGATCGACACCGCGATCCTCTGCTGCGCGACCGACAAGCGGGAGCCGGGCCCGAAGGCCGACTGGCTCGCATGGTTCTGGATCGAGAACGGCAGCGCGTCGCCGCTCTAGGGCGCGCACGGGAGGGTTTCTCATGGCACGGATCGAGAGGGAGTCGTACGCCTCGTTCGACCCGCTGGACGCGGGCGCTCGGGTGGAAACGATGGCCGGGTACCAGCGCGAGATCGACGCGACCGAGGGCGTGATCGGCGACCTCGCCGACCAGCTCAAGAAGGCGAAGGAGCTCCGCGAGACGTGGGTGAAGAAGATCGGCGTGATCCTGCACGCCCACCTGAACGCGAAGGCCGTGTTCCTGCTGAAGGGGGGCGAGGTCACGGACGAGCAGCCGCCCGAGCCCGGGCTCTACGACGGCGTCGAGAAGCCGAAGCCGTCGAACGAGTCGCCGCCCGACCGGCGGCCCGAGGAGACGACGTCGGAGCCGCAGCGCGCCGCCGACTGCCCGCCCGAGATCGTCGAGGCGATCAACACGTACAAGGACGGCCGCAAGACGCAGGACGAGCGCAAGAACGCGGCGGGCCGGATCATCGGCCACGGCGCGGGCGGCGGCTCGTTCCCGCCGTCGATCGACAAGGAGGAACTGATGCGGATGGCGCGGCGCGTACTCTCCGAGCCGATCGAGCGCAAGCCGGCGGCCGCGATCGCCGCGGAGGCGAAGACGCTGCCGCCGCTGCGCGTCGGGAAGGAGTGCGCGGGGACGGTGAACGTGATCCCGCTCGACACGATCGAAGGGCTCTCCGAGGGCATGCTGCTCTCGTGCCCGAGCGGCGAGGTCCTCGAGATCCGCGGGCTCAAGCCCCGGCGCAAGGAGATCGGCGTGCACCGCGGCGCCAAGGGCACGACGGCCTCGGTGCTGAAGGAGGGGAGCCTGCTGCGCTACCTCTCCGGGCCCGAGGAGGCGCCGCTGCTGCCTCCGAGCGCTCCCGCGCCCACGGCTGCTGCCACGACGGCGCCGGCGATCCCCGCCGCCGAGCCGGCGAAGCCGAAGAGCCACCACAAGGCGAAGGCGACTGCGGTCGCGACGACGCCCGAGCTCTAGGCCAGCGTGAAGGTGCAGGCGATCATCCCCGGGGAGCCCGAGCCGGCCGCGAGGCCGAGGTCCTTCGCTCGGTGCCCCGGGAACGTGGCGGCCTGCGCTGGGAAGACGTGCCGGCCGTTCCTCACGGTCTACACGAAGAAGGCAGACAAGGACTTCCGGGCGCGGGCGGTCGAGACGCTGAAGAGCGTGAAGCCCGCGCCTGGTTTCATCACCGCGGTCGGGGTGTCGGTGCTGTTCGTGCTGCCGAGGCCGACGACGGAGCACAGGAAGACGGCGCCGGTGCCGCGGCGCTGGCACGTGGCGCGGCCCGACGCCGACAACCTCTTGAAGGCGCTACTCGACGCCGCGGTCGAGGCTGGGTGGCTGTCGAACGACACGATCGTCTCGAGGACGGTGGTCGAGAAGGTGGCGGCCGCGCAGGGCGAGGAGCCGTGCACGAAGTTTGCGGTCTACGATCTCGAGCCCTACGGGATCTGACCCATGAACAAGCACGGGAAGCGCAGGCACGTGACCGGCCCGGTGAAGCACACGATGACGCGGCAGAAGCGCGTCGCGCTGCGCAAGCGGATCTCGAAGCTCGACCGGGAGGCCGCGGGCGCCGGCGCCGAGGTCTACATTTCGAAGGGCGGGATCCTCGTCGCGACGTCGGCGCCCGCTCCGCTCGCGTACCTGCGCATCCGCAGGAACGGCAGCGGCGACGTCGTGCGATCGCTGGGCGTCGAGAGCTTCCATTCGAAGCACCTTGCGCAGGTGCTCACCCACGGCACGCAGGACCTAGACATGCGGCTGCACCACGTCGATGACTCCGAATTGGAAGCAGCGAAGCGCGCGGCGCGCGTCAACCTCCCGTGAGCGGCTTCAACGGCCCCTACGACGTTCACGATCGCGTGGTCATGTTCTCGGGCGGCATCGGCTCCTACTGTGCCGCGCGCAGAGTCGTCGATCGGCACGGGCCCTCTGGCGTCACACTCCTATTCGCGGACGTGGCCATGGAGGACGAGGATACCTACCGCTTCGTGCCCGAGGCCGCCGCGCGGCTCGGCGTCGAATTGGTGACGCTCCGAGACGGCCGAACGCCGTGGGACGTGTTCAACGAGGTCCGCTTCCTCGGGAACTCCCGCGTCGATCCGTGCTCGCGCGCTCTCAAGCGGGAGCCGATGGACGCTTGGGTCGAGGCGAACCGGGAGCCCGCCGAAACCGCGCTCGTCTACGGGATCGGCTGGGACGAGGAGCACCGATTCCGCACGCTGGCAGCGCGCCGCGCCCCGTGGGCGTGCGAGGCGCCGATGTGCGATCCTCCATTTCTCTCCCGCAACGGGATGCTCGACGTGCTGCGAGCGGACGGGCTTGAACCGCCCCGCCTCTACGCGCTCGGCTTCCCTCACAACAACTGCGGCGGATTCTGTGTGAAGGCGGGACAGGAGTCGTTCCGGCTCCTGCTCGCGACGATGCCCGCGCGGTACGCCGAACACGAGGCGCGCGAGGAAGCGATCCGCGCGACGCTCGGCGCCGACGTGGCGATCCTCACGGACCGCCGCGGGGACAACAAGAAGAAGCCGATGACGATGCGCGCGTTCCGTGAGGCCGTCGAGCGCGGGGATCCTACCGACCTGTTCGACTTCGGCTCCTGCTCGTGCCTCGTACAAGTGGATGGCCCGTGAACGCGGCCGAGCACCACACGTGGCTGGCCGTTGACCTGGTGCCGGCGCTGCGGTCGAAGGGCGACGCGCGGCCGCACGACGGCGCGATCGCGGCGCTCGACAGGCTCATCGGGTTCGGCTTTGACGTCGTGATCGTCAGCGAGCGATCGCGGACGCTCTCGGGCCGCCAGATCACGGACGAGTGGCTCGCGGCCCACCACCTGCCGCCGCTGAAGCAGGCGTTCGACGTGACGGCGTACACGCCGCGGGTGAACGTGCACGACCTCGCGTTCCTGCTCGCGTGCGCGGACAACCCCGATCTCGTCGAGAGCCCCGCGAAATAGAAAGGGGCCCGCCGTCGTCTCGGCGAGCCCAGGAGGTTGGGCAGGAGGGTCAGTCCCCGATCCGGGGACGAGTCTACTACGAAGAGGGAAGCGGGCCGGTCTTGCCGACCTGCGGCGCGGCCGAGGTCTTCGGCAGCGCGGACGCGACAAGCTGGGCCTCGGAGACCTGCTCGCCGTTGGGGCCGATGAACGGCGCGGCGTCGTGGGCCTCGAGCTTCTTGCTCGCGCCCCAGAGCGACGTGCCGATGGCGCCGAGCCCGGTCAGCGCGTAGCCGGCGAGCGAGAACCACGGGACGCCCGTGGACTGGCCGGCCGCGGTGAGCTGCGACCCGATCTCGGTCACCTTCTCGGAGAGCTTGGCCGCGCGCTCGGCAGACGACTCGGACCGGACGGCGACGCCGTCCTTGCCGATCGACGATTCGCAGGCGGTCAGGAGGAGCGCGACACCAACGCCGAGCGCGGCGAGGGAGACGACGAGGACGCGGGTGCGGGCGAAACGGTTGAGCATGGGGGCCTCCGAGGGGGCACGAGGACGTTCCAGATCCGGCAGAGAGAGTGCCACGCACCCCGGACAACGAGAAGAAGCAGGGTCGCGGCCCCGAAGACGGCGAGCGCTGCCACCGCGGCGCCCCACCACCACGGCGGGCCCGTGGGCTCGAGCGGCTTCGGCGGAGGGGCCGGGGGCGGCACGGGCACCGGCGTCAGCGCGAGCGGGTCCCTGGGCGGCTCGCACTCGGGGACGCCGCAATGCGTCTCGCCGGTCACAGGATCGACCGTGCAGACCTCGGCCGGCTCGGAGGCAGCCGGCGGCGTCGGGACAGCGCAGGTGGCGCGCCTGCGGCGCTGCTCCGCGGTGCAGGAGGCGAGGACGAGGACGGCGAGCGCGAGCGTGAGTCGGCGCATGGCCCAAGAGGCTACCCCCGGAGTGCGACGGCCCGAACGATCCTCTACGCGGCGCGCGCGTAGCGGAGCTCGGCCTTGCTGATCGACATGACGCCGCCGGCGCTCGAGCCGCCCGTGTCGTTGTTCAGGCACGCGACCCGGATCGCCAGGATGTCGCCGGCGACCAGGTTCGTAGGGGTCAGGGGGAAGTCGTAGGCCACGTAGGCCGTCGTGACCTGCTGCGCGGCGGTCGGGTTGATGTCCGCGCCGAGCGAGTCGCCGCAGACCTTCACGAAATCGACGTCCACCTTGGCGCTCGCGAACGAGAGCGCGGTCGCCTGCTTCGCGCGCAGCCGCACCGTGAGAGCGCCGCCGGCGACGTAGTCGGGCGGGATCGCGACGAGCACGTTGGCGTAGTCCGTGAGCGAAGTGTTGTTCGCGTCGCCGCCGAGGAGGAGGGAACCGATCGCGTCGGCGAGGCCGAGCAGCGAGGAGCCCGCGGCGTCGTCCATCGCGTCTTTCTGCAACGCGTCCTTTCGGAACGAGTTGAGCGGGATGCCGACGACGCCCGTAGCCGAGAAGCCCTCGAGCGCGGTGACGCGCCCCTCGTGGTCCTCGACGACGCGCTGCACGTCTCCGAGGGTGAGGGGGATGGTCTGAAGATCGCGGCTCGGGGTGACGATCGATCGCGTCATTGAAGTGCCTCCGCTAGGCCCTGGTGGTGAACCGCTCGGCGATCCATGCGATCACCGCGCCAAGAAACGAGGCGACGCCGGCGAGCGCCTTCTCTCGCGTGCGTCGCCTGGTCTCGTGCTTCAGCAGGGCCTTGACGTCCGCCGAGAGGTCGTCGAGCCGGTCGCAGAAGCCCTTCGTGCGCTCGTCGAGCCGCGCGCAGAGCACGCGCGTCTTCTGCCCGGACACAAGTCCGCGATCGACCTTTGCCTCGACAACCTCGAGACGTCGCGCGTTCTCTTCGCTCGTGCCCATCGGACGGACCCCCCGCGTGCGGCCGCGAGCGGGCCCCGACTAGGACGTGGTGACGACGAGGGACTGGTACGGCTCGGAGGTCTGCCCCGCGCCGTCGTGGCCCGCGTCCTGCTGCGTGAACACGACGGAGGTCTTCGAGCCTCCGGCGGGCGACACCATCCACGCGTCGGACAGCCGGCGGGCGGCGTCGTTCTGGGGGATGAGGCGGAGGATGAGGCTCGTGGCCCCCTCGAGAACGGCGGTGAACTGCGCGCGGTCGGTCAGGGCGTGGCTCGCCATCGGTGGAACCTCCGTCAGCGACCGGGCGGACCGGACGCGGGTGCCAGGATTCTACGGCCGCGCTTGGCGGGAGGAAGAGACTCCTCGTCGAGAACTCGGAAGGAGGCGTCGCTCGGGGGCACGCCGACCTCGGGGCCAGGAAGGTGCGGAGGCTTGCGGCGCTCGGCGTCCTTCGCGATTTCGATGCGGGCCTCGAGCTTGGGGAAGAGGTCGCCGAGCCTGCCGGTCCACTTCATCCCACGAAGCTCGGCGTACTGCTTCGCGAGGTCCTCGATCTCTCGCTGGAAGCGGTCGCGGAACTCCGCGCGGCGCGGGAGCGTGAGGTCCTTGAAGGCCCGGTCGCCGTCCGTCGCGTGCTGCATCGCGGCCAGCCGGTCGCCGATCTCGCGGACGAACCGCTCCTCGCGGCCCATCTGCATCCTGTCCGCGTTGACGCGCTCCTCCTTGAGCGCCTCCTGCGCCACGCGCCGGGTCTCGCGCTGAAGCTGCTGCCGCTCGTCGAGGCTCTTCGCGTCGCGCTGCGCGAGCCGCAGGAGCTTCAGGGCCGTCGCCGCGTCGGTCAGTTGGAGACGGCGCGACCGCTCGCTCGAGGACTCCGGGTCGTCGATCGACGCCTCGCGTTCGCGCGCGAACGCGAGCTGCTCGTAGACGCGCTGCACCGCCGCCGACCCGACGCCCTCGACGCCGCCCTGCGCGAAGGCGGGCCCCACGATCGGGATGTCGGTCGGCTCGAGGTCGCGCCCCGTGACGTTCACGCCGCCGCCGGTCGCCAGCCGGACCGCGGTGTCCGCGGCGCGCGGGATGTCCTGCCCGAGGCCGGCGAAGACGCCCGAGAGCGCGTGGTCGATCCGCCGCGGCGACCACCCGAGCGCGCTGCCGAGGACGCGCGCCGCGCCCGTCGTGTACGGGCCGCGCTGCTCGGAGGCCGGGCGCTCCTGCTCGCCGCGCGGCACGATCGGCTGCTCGAAGTAGTCGTCGAAGCCGCCGGATCCGGCGAGCTGCTGCGCGGCCTCGCCGGCGAGCACCGGCAGCCCCGCGCTGGAAAGCTTCACCTTCGGGGTGAACCCTCTGCCGAGCGTCGGCTGCACGGGCGCCGGGTTCACGTTCTCGAAGACGTGCGCGAGCGCGGCGCGCACCTGCTCGGGGTCCTTGCGGTAGTAGGCGTCGGCGATCGCCTCGGGGAGGACGCTGAAGCCGTAGCCGGTCTCGAAGCCGCGCGGGATTCGCACGCGCTGCTTCCCCGCGGCCACGTGGAAGTAGAGGAACTTCTCGCGCGCGGGCATGTCCCGGTACCAATCCTCGTCCTTGTTCTTCCACCACAGCCACAGCGTCGGCAGCGTGATCGAGAGCGTGCCCTTCAGCGCCGTGCCCGCCGGGTCGCGCTTGAACGCGCGAGCGAACGCGCGCGGCGACTGGAACGCCTGATTGAAGAACGGCACCATTCGATTGAGGAACTTGGCCGCGCGGCCGCCGGCCATGAAGTCCGTCGTGACCTCGCGGCCGCCCTTCAGCATCAGGAGCATGGTGTCGAGGTCGAGCGGCTTGCTCGGGTCCCAGCCGAGCCGGTTGCCGATCGCCTCCATCTCGGCAGCGCGCGGAGCGCCCTCGCTGACCTGGAACGCCTCGCGGACCCACGCCGCCGCGTCGCCGGGCGTCGAGAGCACGCGCCCGATCCCGCTCTTGCCGAGCGAGCGCGCGAGCCGCTGCGTCGAGCGGGCGTCCACCCCGAGAGGCTGCGACATCACGCCCCCCTGCGCGCGGAAGAGATCCGCGTAGGGGTTCTCCTTGCCCGTCAGGAACGCCTTGTAGGCGGACCCCGTGTGCTTGAGCCACAGCGAGAGCGCCTTCGCGGGGTTCGTCTCCGAGGACTGCACGACGAACGTCTGGAAGTCGCGCAGGGGGTTCGTCCACAGACCGAAGGTCGCGCGGTAGCCGGTGGCGCCCGCGCGGAACGCGGCCGCCGGCGACTCGAGGAGGTAGTGCGCGAGCGGGTTCTTCCACCGAGCGTAGTCGAGCCCCTTCAGGCTCTCGTAGAGCCCGGGCGAGACCTGGTACCAGGTGACGTCGCCGTTGGCGTCGCGCACGGGCAGGATCGGGTCCTTGATCCCCGGGAACTGCTTCGGTTCGAACCACTCGAGAAGCATGTCCGGGTCCACGCCAGAGAGATCGGCGCCGGCCTCCTCGAGCTGCTCGCGGAAGGTCTCCATCGGCTTCAGCTTGTGGACGAGCTCCTTCGGCACGGCCTCGACGTACTCCCCCATCCCCTGAAGCCTGCCGAGCCGCAGGATCGCATCGAGAACCATTCGCTTGTGCGCGTACTTCACGAGGCCGGTCGCGTTCGAGATCATCGCCTCGCGGATGTCTCGGAACTGCCGGGAGCTTCCCTTGAGCCCGCGCAGCGGCTTCCCCGAGAGAACGTCCTGGATCCCGCCGGCGCCGAGGCCCTCGATGTATCGCTGCAACGGGACGTAGAAGGGGCTCTTCGCGACGATCCGCTCCTTCTCGACGGAGTCCATCACTCCCGCCTGCACCAAGTAATTGAGAAGGTTCTCGTGCCACTCGTGGATCTTCGAGGCCGCGAGCTGCCACTTGACCCCCTGCGCCGGGTCGCCCTCGTACTTCGCCACGAGCCCCTTTGCGTCGGAGGCCGTCATGCCAGGGTCGCGCTTCCCGCCCCGCATCGGGTCGAGGAGCCACACGGAGCGCTTCGCCGCGAGGTAGAGCCCGAACGCCGCGGACGCCTCGCCCTCGCCGGCGTCGGCTTCGATGAAGATGTCGTTCAGCCCGGGCCCGACCACGTTGTTCGTGAGGTCGCGCTGCTTCCCGAGTATCCACTCCGAGACGACGGCGTCGCCGGCGCCGCGGAACACCTTCGCGAGGATCTCCGGGTTCTGGCGCGGCGCGAGCACGTGGCCCTTCTCGGTGGCGGCCCGGACGGCGTCCTCGATCGCGGCGAACTCCTCGATCCACTCCTTGCGCCCGACGGCCGCCCGCAGGCTCTTCAGGATCCCGTCGGCCTTGCTGCGCATGTCCGCCAGGCCGCGGTTCTCGACGCCCTGCGAGCGGTACTGCTCGTGCAGATCGCGCGCGAGGAGGAGGCCCTTCTTCAGCTTCGGGTTGCGCTCGAGGAACGTCTTCTCAAACCAATCGAACGCCTGCGGCGCGGCCGTCTCAAGGTGCGACGGCTCGGTGACGTAGTGCCGGATGAACTCCGCCCAGCCCTCGCTCTCGTAGCCGTTGGCGGGCTTGCGCTTCCCGTACAGCGCCTTGCCGAGGTCGAGGAGCTCCTGCCGGATCCCGCGCTTCCCCTTCGCGGTCTTGTAGCGCGGGTCGAGCACGAGCTCCGGCCAGATGAGCTTCTCGGTCGCGTGCCCGACCTCGTGGGCCGCGACGGGGATGTCCTTCGAGTCGCGCACGCGAACGACCTCGGGCCGCACCTTGAAGATGCCCAGGGCCTTCTTGCGGTACTTCCCCATGCGCTCAAGTCGGATCGGGACGTCACCCGCGTTGGCAAGAGCGTCGATGACCTGGTGGCGGCCGACGCGCTCCCCCCGAAACGCGGGCGTCATCTCGATTGACGCCTCGGGCAGCAACCGCAGCGGCATGTCGAGCGTCGCGTCGGGCGGGTCCATCCGGCCGCGCTGGGCCGCGGTGAGTGCCGTCAGCCCCTCGCCGTCGGTGCGATCGACGCCGGTCAGCTCCGACGGCGTCGCGACGATCTCGCCGCCCTTCCCGGGCTTCACGAGCGCGCGGCGCGCGGTGGCGGCCGCCGGCTCG